TTAGAGCAACTTCACGAACTCGTCGAAGAGGAACTCCGTATCCGTGGGTCCGCTGGCTGCTTCCGGATGGAACTGTGCAGAGAACCAGGGATTCGTCTTATGGCGTATTCCTTCGTTAGAGCCATCATTCATATTGATAAACAGCGGTTCCCAGTCGGTGCCAAGTGTATTATTGTCTACCGCATAACCATGATTCTGCGAAGTGATGAAACAACGTTCCGTGCCAACCATGCGTACCGGCTGGTTGTGGCTGCGATGCCCGTATTTCAGCTTGTATATTTTAGCCCCTCCGGCTTTGCTCAGCAACTGGTTACCCATGCAGATACCGAAAATAGGTAACTTGGGATTCTGCATCGCTTTACGGATGTTCTGCACGGCAGCATCACACGTATCCGGATCACCCGGTCCGTTGGAGATGAAGAGTCCGTCGAACTTCAGATGATTGAAATCATAATTCCAGGGTACACGGATCACTTCCACATCCCGGCGAAGCAGGCAACGGATAATGTTCGTCTTCACACCGCAATCCACAAGCACCACTTTCTTCTTGTCCGCCCCCTCGTTATAACGGATCACCTCTTTGCATGAAACCTTGTCTACGTAGTTCACTCCACTGTATACAGCTTCCGGAGCACTCTCCGGTTCATCGTCAAATACGATCCGTCCCATCATCACCCCATGTTCACGCAACACTTTGGTCAGCTCACGGGTATCGATCCCTGTAATGCCCGGCACCTGCTCACGCTTCAGCCAGTCAGCCAGACTCTCAACGGCATTCCAATGACTGTATTCCTGTGAGTAATCGCTTACGATAATAGCTTCGGCATGGATGCGTTCGCTCTCCATAAACGTAGCCAGTCCGTTGGGCTCTATGCTAAAAGGAGGTACACCATAGTTGCCCACCAGCGGATACGTCAGTGTCATCAACTGCCCCGCATACGAAGGGTCGGTCAGACTCTCCGGATAACCGGTCATGGCGGTATTGAACACTACTTCACCTGCCACGGGCTTTTCGTAACCGAACGACTTACCGTGGAAACGGCTCCCGTCGTCAAGGATCAAAGTCACATTCTTCATTCTTATCTTTTCTTTATTTAAGTTCACCTTTCTTTTAAAATTGGTACACCTGCTCGATGTAGTTAATAAATGCTTCGTTCAGCAGCTTCACCCCGCCCGGTGTAGGATAGTTGCCACTGAAGTACCAGTCTCCCGTATGATTGGGACACGCCTCGTGCAGCCCCTCGAGCGGCTGGTAGACAATCTGCACTTTCGCTTTCGTTCCTTTCGGCGTCAGCAGTTCCACCATCTTTTCCGAAATCTCCTCATCGGTGAAAGGAGCATAAATATCCTTCACATAGTTTACCATCTGCTCTTTCGGCAGTCCCACCTGATCTTTCGACTTCCGGTAAGCCGATGCGATCACATCTTTCATATCCCGGTCCTTCAGCAATTCAATTGCAGCTTTAAAGGCGATGAATTCGGACATCTTCGCCATATCAATACCGTAATAGTCGGGATAGCGAACTTGCGGAGAAGAAGAGACGATGACTATCTTCTTCGGTCCCAGACGGTCGAGGATACCGATAATACTCTGTTTCAGAGTAGTACCGCGAACAATGCTGTCGTCGATAATCACCAGATTGTCGATACCGGAACGGAGACTGCCGTATGTGATGTCATATACGTGTGCTGCCAAGTCATTCCGGCTATTGCCCTCGGCAATGAAAGTGCGCAGTTTGATATCTTTGATAGCCACTTTCTCCGAACGGATACGGCGGGACAGAATCACTTCCAGTTCATCGTGATCCGGATGATGTCCCAGGCTCGCAATCTGCCGCACCTTCTCTTCATTCAGATAATTGTCCAGCCCCTGAAGCATACCGTAAAATGCCACCTCTGCCGTATTCGGGATGAACGAGAAGACGGTATGGTCGAGGTCATTATCAATCGCTTTCAGGATGTTCGGAACCAGTTTCTCACCCAGTTGTTTTCTCTCCTTGTAAATATCCGCGTCACTGCCTCGCGAGAAGTAGATCCGCTCGAACGAACAGGCTTTCTTCTCCCGTGCCTTATTGATCTGTGCCGTACGCAACTTTCCCTCTTTACTGATCAGGAGGGCCTGTCCCGGCAGTAATTCCCTGATTTCTCCTATCGGAACATTGAGTGCCGTCTGAATCACCGGACGTTCGGAAGCAAGCACCGCAATCTCGTCATCCTGATACCAGAACGCCGGACGAATCCCCCACGGGTCACGCAATGCAAAGCTCTCTCCGCTACCGGTCAGTCCGCACATCACATACCCCCCGTCCCATTCTTTACTCGACGTGCGCAACACGTTGGCAAGGTCGATGTGGTCCTCAATGTAATGCGTCACGCCCATGCCGGTCAGGCCTTCAGCCTCAGCCAGGTTAAAGAGACGTTCCACTTCACGGTCGAGCCTGTGCCCCACTTGTTCCAACATAATATACGTATCGGCATACTTACGGGGATGCTGGCCGATGGCTGTGATACGGGCAAAAATTTCATCCACATTAGTCATGTTGAAGTTGCCGCAAAGAGCAAGATTCTTCGCCCGCCAGTTATTTCTTCTGAGAAACGGATGAACATAAGATATCCCGGATTTTCCGGTAGTCGAGTAACGCAGATGCCCCATATAAGCTTCTCCGGCAAAAGGCAGCGTCCGTTTGGCAAACGCGGCATCGTGCAACTGTTCTTTGCTCAGATCCTTGAAGTTGCTTTGTACTGTCTCAAATATCTCGGTGATGGCACCGGAACCCAATGCCCGCTCACGGAACATATACTCCTCACCCGGATTTGCTTCCAGTTTCACACACGCCAGACCGGCACCTTCCTGACCACGGTTATGCTGCTTTTCCATCAGCAGATAGAGCTTATTCAGCCCGTACATCCACGTTCCGTACTTCTTTTCATAGTACTCCAGCGGTTTAAGCAAACGTATCATGGCAACGCCACATTCATGTTTCAGTTGTTCCATCTATTCTCTATTTAGCAGTTTACGCGAATCAAAAATTAAAGGACTTATCGTTTTTCCCAAGAGTTCAAACATATCTGCTCCAACTCTTGATTCGTATTATTTATACATGGGTTATCGAACTCACTCCATAGTCACACTCTCTTCCCTTATCCCGGTCGCTTCATCTTTCCCGCCTTGCAACAGTGTGTCAGAAAAAGCCTCTCTAATTATCAACGAATCAGAGCACTTTAATGTTTCCGGCCTCACAGCACGAGAAGCCGTTATCTTACAAAACTGATGCATCGGGCGGAAAGAAGAAAAGGAATAAACGGGTACCTCTGTATAGGTACTGTTACGGAAGATGTAACTTTGGGATGGAAATTCTTGGAGGATAACGGTGGGAGTCTCGATAATGCCGTCAGAAGCAAACACGAACGTTTCGCCTTGCGGCCGATATACATTTAACAGCTGGTTGTCGTTGATGATCGCTACCCCGGCGCTGTCGTATCCGCGATACTTCAGTCGCTTCAGCCCCTTGATAAGGATGGGGTAGGCTTCTCTCTTACCAATGTAGCCTACGATTCCACACATATTATCCTTTTTTGTTTTCGCGTGCAAAGATACACAATCTATATGACATAAAGATAAGCTTTCCTATAAATATTTGACATAAACGTACAAAAAAGTTGTTTTAATACCAAAACGTTAATTAATCTATTATTTCAATCTCAAAAAGAAAGAGATTATAATTGTTTAACGATAGAATGGAAGCAACTTACAGATCGAAACAAAAAGTAGTTAATTCGCTTACAGTCCGAAACATTCTAGTTTAGATAAGATAATTAGTGTCAAGCAAACCAATTAAATATTCATCATAATGAAATTAAATCTCTATATTTACCAGACATTTTGATAGGACAATCGAGTATTATCATATAATAAAGCTAAACAGAATGAAGAAACGAGAACTTTTTAACAGCAAAGTCAAAGCAAAGGGGCAGGTAATAGAACCGCGAGATGGTTCCCGGCCCATCGTGTATGTCATGGCAGCTACATGTATGCCTGCGGTGAAGATAGAGGAATATTTCAGATGAACGGTGAAGTTATTATCATAAAAACATAAATCCTTTAAAACAATTACAATTATGTGTGGAATAGCAGGAATCTTCAATATAAAGATTCAGAGCAGGGAACTCAGGAACAAGGCTCTCCGAATGGCACGCAAAATACGTCACCGCGGGCCCGACTGGAGTGGAATGTATTGTGGCGGAAGTGCCATCCTGGCACACGAACGCCTTTCCATAGTCGATCCGCAAAGCGGAGGACAGCCTCTTTATTCGTCCGACCGGAAGCAAGTACTGGCGGTTAACGGCGAAATCTATAACCACCGTGACATCCGCGCCCAATATGCCGGCCGCTACGAGTTCCGGACCGGGAGTGACTGTGAGGTGATCCTCGCCCTTTACCGCGACAAAGGTATTCATTTCCTTGAAAAGCTGAACGGCATCTTCGCCTTTGCCCTTTATGATGAAGAAAAAGACGAATACCTGATTGCCCGGGACCCCATCGGTGTAATACCTTTATATATAGGAAAGGACGCCGAAGGACATGTCTACTTCGGCAGCGAACTCAAAGCGCTCGAAGGGTTCTGCGACGAGTACGAACCCTTCTTACCCGGACACTACTATCACAGCAAGGAAAGGACGATGAAACGCTGGTACACCCGTGACTGGATGGAATATAAAGAGGAGAACGACAAGCAGGCGGACAGCCGCTCTCCCACCCGGCAGATTCAGGACGCCCTTGAGAATGCCGTACACCGTCAACTGATGTCCGACGTACCTTACGGAGTGCTTCTTTCGGGCGGGCTGGACAGTTCTGTTATCTCTGCCATTGCCAAAAAGTATGCCGCCAAACGCATTGAAACCGATGGCGCGAGCGATGCATGGTGGCCGCAGCTACACTCCTTTGCCATCGGACTGAAAGGTGCACCGGACCTGATCAAAGCACGTGAAGTAGCCGAATACATCGGTACGGTTCATCATGAAATAAACTACACCCTTCAGGAAGGGCTCGATGCCATCCGGGATGTTATCTATTTCATTGAGACATACGACGTAACTACCGTCCGTGCTTCCACACCGATGTATCTGTTGGCACGTGTCATCAAGTCGATGGGCATCAAGATGGTATTGAGCGGTGAAGGTGCCGACGAGATCTTCGGCGGCTACCTTTATTTCCACAAAGCACCCAATGCCCGTGCCTTTCACGAAGAGACCGTACGCAAACTGTCTAAACTGCATCTATACGATTGCCTTCGCGCCAATAAGAGCCTCGCAGCATGGGGTGTGGAAGGACGTGTCCCTTTCCTCGACAAAGAGTTTCTGGATGTGGCCATGCAACTCGATCCCGAAATAAAAATGGCTCCGGGAAAAGTCATCGAAAAGAAAGTCCTGCGCGAAGCCTTTGCGGATATGCTCCCTTCCGGCATCGCCTGGCGCCAAAAAGAACAGTTCAGTGACGGTGTGGGATATAGTTGGATAGATACGCTGAAAGAGATTACCGCAACGGCTGTCAGTGACGAACAGATGGCACATGCCGCAGAACGTTTTCCCATCCACACCCCTATGAATAAAGAAGAGTATTACTACCGCAGCATCTTCGAAGAGCACTTCCCCAGTGAAAGCGCCGCCCGCAGCGTACCCAGTATCCCCAGCGTAGCCTGTTCGACAGCCGAGGCACTGGCATGGGACACCGCGTTCAAGAACCTGAACGATCCCAGCGGACGTGCCGTAAAAGGAGTACACGAAGAAGCATATTAAAAAGGGTGTAGCTCCAACAGGCAAAGGGTGTAGCCATCGGACGCCCTGGGTGTAGCCCCGACAGACGGATGGCTACACCCTATCCACGGAAGCGTTTCTCCTATTCATACTCCCGTTTCCGGTACACAGGAATGTATTGTAAAGAGATTTAAAAGAATTTTATAGCTTTGTTTAACGCAGATTAGCATCCTTATCCGGCTAAATTGCGTTACTTTTTATATCTTTGAAGGCGAACCAAAAACTGAAATATATGAAAATTAAAAAACTTCTGTTTGCCTCTGCCCTGCTTTTCTCAGCATACAATGCCTCTGCGCAAACTCAGGTCATTGCCCATCGCGGATTCTGGAAAACCGAAGGTTCTGCGCAAAACAGTATCGCCGCCTTGCTAAAAGCCGACTCCATCGGATGCTACGGTTCGGAGTTTGATGTATGGCTGGCAGCCGATGACCAGTTAGTGGTCAACCATGACCCCACATTTAAAGGGAAAAGGATGGAAAACTCACCTTCCACCGCACTGACAGCCATCAAACTCGATAATGGGGAAAGCCTGCCTACCCTTGCCAAATACTTGAAAGCGGCACAACCGCTACACACCCGGTTAATTCTTGAACTGAAAGCACACAGCACCCCACTCCGCGAAACGAAAGCCATCGAAAAAATCGTTGCCCTGGTCAAAGACATGGGACTGGAGGAACGGATGGAATATATCACCTTCTCCCTGCATGCCACCAAAGAATTTATCCGCTTGGCTCCGGAAGGCACTCCCGTCTACTATCTTGACGGTAATCTGTCACCCAAGGAGCTGAAAGAACTGGGGTGTGCCGGTCCGGACTATCATTACACCGTATTCCGCAAACATCCCGAATGGATTCAGGAATGCCATGATTTGGGCATGAAAGTGAATGCCTGGACCGTGAACAAGACGGATGACATGAAATGGCTGATCGATCGTAAAGTAGATTTCATCACCACCAACGAACCGGTACAGCTGAAAAATCTACTGAAAAAATAAATCTCGGTATCCAATCATTTTTTACATTCTCCCTTGAGTGAGTATCTACCCGCTCAAGGGATTTTTTTTCGGGCCCCCGAAAAAGTATGTTTGGGGACATGCCTATAATAATTCAAAACCAAGTCTTCCAATATTTCAAATTAATTATCTACATTTACGGTCATGCAAAAAGACATGGCATTTACAAACAGAACGTACACAACATAAAAAACATCTAAAATGAAAAAAATCCTATTCTTATTAACGATCCTTGTTTCAGTTCCCGCTTTTTCACAAAGCGCCGATGAACGTATAGGAGCTTTTTTAAATCAAGCGGATTGGTTCGGACTTGAAAAAAACTATCCGATACTAAAAGACTCCATGCAGGCGGATTTCCTAAAGCTAATGTCCGAGGCACTGATCGGCTATTACTTCAATCGTCCGGATGAAGCCCTGCAAAACATCCATAAACTACTGGTCAACCACCAAGCCGAGATTGGCGGTCAAAATGCACTTAACATGGCTATCCTTGCATGTCAGATTGATGGTCTCAAAGGGAATTATGCCACAGCCGCACAAAACTCGCGAAGCATTATGAAACAACTCAAACAGCAAAATGCAGAACAAGGAATGTACAAAAGCCTCGAAGGTATCTGTTATTTCTATGATCAGTTGAAGAACATTCCGGCTCCGGGCATCACATGTCCGCAAGAGGATATCATCATTCCTGTCGATATCGAGAAAGTGAAGTTACCGACAAGCATCGAGCCCAAAGGATGGCGCGGTACGACAATTCTAATACCTGTGACCATTAACGGAAAAACCTATCAATTTATTTTCGATACAGGAGCCGGAACAAGCTACATGTCGCAACGCATGGCTAAAGAAACAGGTGTACGCATTTTAAGTGATTCTTTGTCAATAAATCCAATCTCTCAAAAATAGTATATATAATGATTTGAAATTCAGTGTGTTGAAAATTTTATAGTTTTAATTGAGGAACAAATAAGAAACAAAATTGCTAATTAAAGGCATTTCCCGATTTTTTGTTTTCACTCTGTTTCTTTCCTTGCACTTACTTATAATCGGGACTTCTTGAACCAGCTTCCTACCAGAATTTTTTTCCTCGTCCGACGGTTGTATTTGAACTTCCAAGAACCATTGCAGCCAAAAGAAAAGCAAGCCTTCTTTAATTCATACAAAGATAAGGAAAAACTTATAGGCAGGCAAATTTGTCTGCCTAAATATAGTTTACTTTGATTTAGCATATATATAGGCTAATGGACTAAACTAAACCTTTTCCCGAACTTCGTAAAACACTCTGGTCCCATTGTGCAGCCAAAAGAAAAAAAGATTCCACGGCATATTTTTCTTTTCGCTGCAACTCCCTTTTTATAAACCATCAACCTTTTACACGAGATCTTCTCTTCCCTGTATTCGCACATCCGCTTTCGGGCTGTCTGATATGAATTGTGTCGCAAAGGTACTTGACATGTCTTTCTTGTATGCAAGGTCACAGCCTGACGGTTCACGACAAAATCTCCACGCTCCGCTTTGCGGAGGTAGTATTTGGTTGTGAAACCCTGCATAAAGAGCCATGTCACCTTTTGAAGCGACATAATTAAATCAAGCCCGAAAGTAGCTGATGCTACAAGAGGGAAAAAAGAAAACTCAAAATTTAAGATTATGGCGAACTATGCAACAAACATTTTTCACGCAAGTACGGAAAACAAGCAAGACCTCGATAAAATAGAGGCATTTCTGGACGATAATTTCAACGGTTTTGTCAATCGGTATGGCGACACTGTAGATGCAGAATTTTCTTCCCGTTGGGAATACCCAGAAAAAGAAATCGACGAACTGGTAGCTTCTTTGGAAGCCAAAGATAAAATCTATATCCGCATACTGACATACGAGTTAGAGGACGAATACGTGAGCTTTCGGATATTCTCGCAAGGCAAGTGGGACATTAAGCTGTAACCTAAAAACGCATTCACTATGTACGAATACGAAGAAGACAGCGATATTATCGGTTTGTCTTGCACACTGCTCAATCCATACAAAGGTTACACGGAAGGTACAATCGTGGGCAACTATGGTAACACCATAGTTGTCCGCCTTGAAAGCGGCAAGGAAATTTCAGAATACCGTGATGAAGTGATTATCCATGATTAAACGATAGCAAACGTATGACACAGATAGCAACAAAATTCGTCAAATGGGATATTCCCGAACTGGCGACATTACAGGACAGCAAGGTTTACAAATTGCGGGTACACCTGAACAACGGAGGCAAGTTAAACCGGGAAGAAAAGAACTGGATTACCCGTAACGTGTGGGAAAGCATCTATTTCAAACGTGGAATTGCCTTGAGCGGTTATCATTTTGATTTTTCCGACGTTCTCAAACGGTATTTCGTCAAACAGCACGGAAGCATTCACGAGTATTATGCGATTGACAAAACAGCGTTACGCTCGATACTGTACGGCAGAATCGAGGATATTGTAGAAGTAAACAGTTAAACAACAAGGATATGGGAGAATACAAATTTTATCAAGACCGTAAGGTTACAAGTTGGGAACGGGATTATTTCAGTGTAAAAGCAAATAGTTACGAAGAAGCCGAGGCAATCGTCCGCTCATGGAACTGTGAGGACGTGTCGAACATCATTGACAACCGTCTTTGCTATGAAGAGTGGCAAGCATTGACCGATACATCGGAATCTATGCTCCCCGAAGAAAACGACGGCAACCCGACAATAGAGATTTTCAACGAAGACGGAGAATCAATAATGACCAATGTACCTAAAACACCTCAATCAAACCAATAGAACCATGAACGTAACAATCGAACACGTCTTTTGCCGCTATAGCGATGAAGCGGAAGAAATCTATTTCCGAATCATGAACACGATTCTTTTTGCAACTGACGAAACCGAACTTCGTGCAAGTATGGAACGTTTGAAGAACGAGACCTCACTCGATGAGTATTTTATATTCGGATACGGAGCACACCATATCTGGATAAACCAACGGCGACCGAGTGATAAAAACAGAATTTTCAAAAATCGGATTATGGTAGCCCATTTCTGACGGGAACGGGCAAGAGACCTCCGATGTACTTTTGCGGGCTAAACCGGAACTGCCAGTTTCAGCCCGTTTCTTTTTCTCTCGGCAGACATGCCGGCGCAATACCTTTTTTATCCTCATAATTAAAATTCTTATACAACCCGGAGGCCCATTTATATTTTCTTTTCGCTGCAACCCTTTTATATAAGCTATCGAACCTTTTGCAAGAGACCTTCTTTTCCCTGTGTTCGCACGTCGCTTTCGGGCTGCCTGATATGAATTGTGTCGCAAAGGTACTTGTCATGTCATTCTTGTATGCAAGGTCAAAGACTGACGGTTCACGACAAAATCTCCACCCTTCGCTCCGCACGGGTAGTATTTAATCGTGAAACCTTGCATAAAGAGCCATGACACCTTTCGAGGCGACATAATTAAATCAGGCCCGAAAGTAGCTGGTGCTACAAGAGGGAAAAAAGAAAACTCAAAATTTTATAGATTATGGCAAACGATGTAACAAATTCAAATGGACGAGTAACGGCAGACGAAGTAATACACAAGGATTCGGTTTTCAGATACCAACTGTTAGACCGCTTACGGTCAGATTGCGAGTATTACCTTAATTACGGTAACAGACACCCGAAATCCTTATGGGCTGGCGACGAAAAATTGCAAATTGAATTTATGATAAAACTGCATGAGAGTTTCAAAGAGGACGAAAAACCAGAATGGCTTACGATGGATGAGATTTTAGAATACAGCAAGAAAATGATAGCTCAAGAAGAATAAAATTACAACTAAGGAACAGACTAAAAATGTGATTTTATGGCATGGTTAGCAGTAAATAAAGACGGAACAGAATGGATAATGCCCGGAAAGCCCGTTCGAGGCTGGTGCGGGCATTGGGAGTACTCGGAAAAAGTGTACGTCGAGAGCGAGCAAGGGTACGTATCAATCGAGATAGAACTCCCCAAGGGGTCTGTTTACAAACTACTCGGTAAGGAGCTGACATGGGATGATGAACCGGTGGAATTGCAGACCGAAACAGAAAAGAGGTAAAAGCAAGCGGGCTGAACGTAGCATCGGTTTCAGCCCGCTTATACCGGCTAAACAGGTACACACCGGCGGGAATCCCTTTTTTATCTCCGTAACAGACATCCATACCGTTTCCTTCGGAAATAACCTTTTATACCTTTTGGCAGGCTATATCCTTTTGTAGAAAACGTCCGTTCGTGCGAAGGCGGTTCCTCCGCTTTGTTTCAAGACAGACTTCAGCCCTTTTTCCTTTTCCTCTTCTTTCCCTCATTTCTCTTGCCGGATAGAGACAGCGACATCAATACGCTGCATACATCTTTTGTCGGCTCTTCGTTTGGGCCCCCTTTCCACTATGCAGCGTACATGGTTGTATAAACGGTATATCGTTCTTGCCGCTTCAACCCCAAACAACCGATACGCTTTCTTGCCAGATGTTCTTCCCGCCCACCTGCCGGAACGGGAGCGGTCTTGTGTCAGTGGACGGACAGGTCTTTCATGTCTCCGAATCCGCTGCGGATTGTTTCGCCTCGACTTTTTCGCGACCGCTTTCTATTTGAAGTCGCCATATCGTTTTTCGTTGCAAAGTTAGTATGCAGACGGGCGCGACCTGGTGGTCTTGACCAATGGCGTATCGCACAAATCTTCCTTTATCGGGCCTGCGGTTTGGGGCTTCGCCTCCAAAATAAAGAGTATTTATGCGCTATCCTTGGTGCAGCCCTTTACTGCACCTACTTTTTATGCACCGTAAAACTGATTTATTAACTTCAAAAAGCAATCGCAATGAAAAAGATCGAGAACAATTTCGCAGTAACCGGATTCGTGGCAAAAGATGCCGAAGTCCGTCAGTTCACCACCACAAGTGTCGCACGTTTCCCGCTGGCAGTAGCCCGTCAGGAGAAGAACGGCGAAGAAACCAAGCGCATATCCGCTTTCATGAACATTGAAGCGTGGCGCAAGAACGAGAATACCGGGTCGTTCGACCAGCTCACCAAGGGCACGCTGCTTACCGTGGAGGGCTACTTCAAGCCCGAAGAGTGGACCGACAAAGACGGCGTGCTGCACAACCGCATCGTAACGGTCGCCGTCAAGTTCTATCCCGCTGTCGAGAAAGAGGAGGAAGCTCCTGCGGAACCGGTAAAGAAGCAGGAAAAAGGCAAGAAGTAATTCCTGCCTTATCCGGACAAAGCGGCTTGAAAGCCGCTTTTGTTTTACTCGTTACCGTTCCGGAACGTCCACACTTTTATACTCCTTCATACTCCACACGAAGAGTCCGCCGCCGTCCATTGATTTTCCCGTGCAAAGTTAAGGCGGTCGGGAATCGGCAAGGCGCGGCTTCATTTGTCGTTAACAACCATCAACTCGCAAGCTCGTCAATACTTGTTCAACACAAATGAAATCGTCCACGGGACTATCCGCTTCCTCCTTGCCTTATTTCCCTTCTGTCCGCCTTGTGGCCCGCACGTAAATCAAATCCCGCCGGACGAGGGAAACCCTCCGAAAGCAGGGATAAAAACGAAAGTCAAACTTAAAATTCAAAATGTATGAAACAGATGATTTGGTCAAGCTATGACCTGTTGGACGAAACGGCAAAAGAAGAATATCAAAATTCCCAGCGGGAAATATTGGACGATGACAGTTACGAGGTCAGCGATGAAGAATGGGCAGAAGAAGTATATTGCCGGCTGGACGACGAACGAAGCAATCTGAATAAAGAAGTGGACGGCATTATTGTCGTGTTCGGCAACTTGGGATTATGGAACGGCCGGAGACGAGGCTATCAAATATTGGGCAGCACCATTGCCGATATTTTGAAATCCCAGTGCGACGATGCAGAATGGTACGGCGACGGCTACAACATTCGCGGACGGATGGACCATCATGACGGTACGAACTATACCTTATACCGTATCGCCAAAGGCCGTGACGAAGCGGAACGTATCGCCGATAAGATTTACAACCGTGAAATCGACGAAGAAGGCTTCCGCCGGAGAACACGTTCCCTCTATCCGTATGTAGCCGCCGTGTACGGCTGGAAAACAAGGCAGCGCAAGCCGGACAAGGCCGCATAAAAATGCTGCCCGCAAAATACCGCAACGCACCCGCCAGAGGTGGTTGCGGTATCCTTTATTGAATGACTGAAATACAGAACCATCACCTTTTATAATCAGCTTCGTTCCTTTTTTATCTCATGTTTTTTGTGAAACCGGGAATGGACGAATATTTTGAACTGACGGACGAAGGTTACGAGTGGGTCTCCTAAACATTCGGTACAGATAATGACAGGTACGGGTTCGGGATACATTGGCAATGGATGTGTCCTGAATCCTTTTGCCGGAATTACCCTTTTATATCTTCATGACTCTTTCCCTTTTATCGAAGCGTATTCCGTACCCCATTGTACTCCGGCTAACCAACCGGAAAGCAATCCTCTTATAACACCTTAGCTTCCCCATTTTACTCCTTACAGCCGTTCCCCAGACACACTCCATGCCGAAAGCCCGCTTATTTTTTCTGCAAAGTTCGATTGCCGGCTGCCAGTCCCGGCAAGGACCGCTGGCGCTTGCAACCGGAAAATCTTCCTCTCCGACTTCGTTGGAGAGCGTATTTCCCGTTGCCTCCTTGTCTGGACTGACCGTCAATCCTGTGGCAGAAAAATAACCAGCCTCTCGGTACGAGATTGTACCAAAGGGAAAAACAAAAAATAGTTCAAACTTAAAATTTAAAGCGTATGACATTTAGAGAATTTATGCGAGAAAACGGTTACGAGTTACAGACAACTTTTTGGGAGGACTTCTCAATAGCGGACCGATTCGGTCTGTCAGCTATACAAGACACTTTCAAACGTGCTTTCGAGGAATGGAAAAATAACTATAAATACCTCACGGAACTGATATTGGTACTCAATCATAAAATCTGGCAGTATTATGAAACGAAACCGGAATTTGCGACACTTTACAATACCCTTTGGGAACAGGCAGGTCAATATGCGGTAGAGAACCTGAAAGATGACGAGTTAAGTTATTATTACGAGGTGACGGATTAAGCAAGGGAACACAAAGAGTCGGCTTTCATCGGCGGCTCTTTGTGCCACTTCCTTTTTTATAGCATACGGCAAAACAAATACCGCAACCGTCCGCAAAAGACAGTCGCGGTATCGTGTTATCCTGTATAACCATTGTCAACGGTCTCCCGAAACACTATGAAGAAAACCGTTTATACTTTCTTTATTTTCCCTCTTTTACCGCATCTAAGAATGTCTTTGCAGGCTTGAACGCAGGAACAGAGTGAGCCGGAATCACGATGGTCGTATTCTTTGAAATGTTACGAGCCTTTTTCTCTGCCCTTTGTTTGATGATGAAACTTCCGAATCCTCGCAGGAACACCTCGTTCCCGGCAATCATCGACTCCCTGACACTCTCCATGAATGCCTCCACTACAGTTGTCGCTACCGACTTTTCTATTCCGGTCTCCTGTGCGATCCGGGCAATAATATCTGCTTTTGTCAGACTGTTTTATTATAAAATCCGTTGCAAAGATAATAACATATCTCTTTGTCGTCTGGATTGCCAGCCTGATAATGTTACGGAAAACGATAATCCACCTTTATCTCACGGTGTTCCTTCGGCACGAACCAGACAATCGGAAAGCCCCGATAAAAGGAGAGAAACATAAAAAACATACAAATCCGTATCCTGTAGTCAAGGCAGGCAAACACCCGATCACCATTTATCGGTCATGATGGTAATCACTCTTGCTGAAACCACCGAATATAGCTTTCAGAATCTTTCCGATAACATAGAAAACCACTATAAAAACGATAAGTTCTCCCATATTCTATACTACTTAAAGTTAATATAAAGATACTAAAAATCAACGAGAACAGAAAACATATAGCCCTGATTCTCAAAAAAATCCATTTCAATCCGGCTAATACGAAAGCTCATTGCCCATCTTTCGGCTTACGCTTGCCCAACGGTCCTTTGAATTTTCCCCTATTGAGCTTTACCCCGTGCCGGTTGAGCACACTGAACACCGAACTCCGGCTGTTGTACCCGCTTACCGCCATGATGTCCTCGAAAGAATGACCGTTGACATACATATCAACGATGGTATTCTCCCGGTCGGCCTTATCCATCGCCTTCATCGTTTTTCTCGGGACCTTCGCTTTCTGTTGCAGATTCATGACATGTGCGGACGAATACCGCAATACCGCCACCTCTTCGGGTAGCGCCCCGAACATATCCAGTACATCGGCTGCCGTCGTTTCGGGGAACAGTTTTCCCCGCGAGTCGATCCGGTCATGGATGGAAATGATACGCACCACTTTGATTCGGCACAACTCAATAAACGCGGACAATTCGCGCGACCCACGGAGAGCGTTGCTGAATTTGGCCACGACAATCTCGTCACCTCTTTCGAGATTCGCTACAAGCTGTTTCCATCTGGGGCGCAGAGCCTCGTTTTCGACAAGTTCCTCTATCACTTGTACACAACCGTATTTCTGCATCCACTCTTTATCAGCCTCGAATCCGTCGTAACGATCCGCCTTGAATATGTAACCTACTTTTGCCATATCATTGTGCACTTCTATAAGAATAAGTACAAATATAAGAGTTTTATTTTAAACTAAACCATACTTTGAACGAAAATGATATGAAGGGCTTTCTGTGTCCTTCGTTTCTTTCACTTATTTTCATTGAAAATCAAACTATTAAGTGCAATGTTAAAAATGGTTTATAAAACGATTTTCGGCGCTTGTCATCTTGAAAAGAATACTTAGATTTGTGCTGTAAAATACAAAATGAACTATGAATTGTAAAAATCAATACTTAAAAATTGTACTATCGATTGCTGGACTTTCTGCCGTTCCGATTGCCATTTTCACACTTACATCGTGCGACGGTTCGAACGTCAAATCACTGGTTGAAGCCCAACCTACTCCAGCCGGTCTGTATCGGGAGTATCTGTCCGAAACACGCGGGCAAAAAGAACTTTCCTTTGAGGATTTGACCGCGTATATCGGGAAGTGGCAGACCTTGAAAGATTCCGTGACCGCAACCATGCGCCGGGACACGACCTATCGGGCACATTCCGACATACGTGAAGAGTGCATTCTGCTGCACGATTCCGTCCGTGCGGAACTTTCTCGGCTGGCGATGTCGAAACCTCGCACCTATAAAGAAGTGCTGATTCTGAAAGAACGTTTCTCTTCCTATACCGGAGACGTGGAACTGCATCGTTCCGCCGAAGAAATCCGTCCGTTTTTCGCAGAATTGGATAAACGTCCGGCCTGTCGGGGTAACAAGGAGCAAATTCTGTCAGCATATCGTAACGTGCTTGCCGAAACCCTGAACAATGGAATACATGGGAACGGCGACCTCAAAAAATTCATCGAAAGGGAGGATGCCGCTTTTCGAGCTTTCCTGTCCGGGTTGCACGAGCTTGGCGAAGCGAATATGGCCGACATCACCCGTGACACAGAGAAATGCTGCTCCGAGGTGTTTTTCGCCGCTGGGCGCAAGGAAATCACTTACAAGGACGCCACGATATACATGGCCTTACGTACCGACCGTCGGCTGATCCAGAACGTGCGTGCCTGTCTTGACAACATACGCCGTGGAAAGGTCGTAACGCCCGAACAGGCACAAGCCTATGTCTGGATGATTCTACAGCCCTACGCTTCCTTGGACGGCCTCTGCATGACGCTATTGTCCCCGGAAGATAAGGAAACCCTTTACAGGATGGCCGCAGAAACACCCGCCGCATTCGAGAAACTGCGCAGAATCCTGCCGTCGGAGGGCGACCGGTTGGACGAACTGCCCGGTATGCTCATGGAGATATTCATCGCCTCGTTGTAAAAGCCTATTCACAAAATAAACGATATATGATTATGTTACGACACTTTCTGGATGACTTCATGTCGTTCGTACCCCTGCAAATGCCGCAGCTTCTCAATGTGGCAACGATGGAGGAGCCGCAGTTCTACGGTGACTATGTTCTGCTCACATTCCCGCTGCGGGACCCCTATGATCTGGAGGAGGTCATGGACATATTCGAGGACGACATGGAGCTGATTACACTCTACCACCATGTGCCGGTCGGACTGGAGAAATCCGGTCATAGCACCTGTGCCTACTCCAATCCCGCTTTCGGGCAGATGTTCAAGATGAACGCCCGGACAGACGCGGACGGCAAGGTAAACCGTATCATCGCGACCATTTACGATTCGTTGGAGCTGATGTACGGCGACCTGTGTCTCGATCTGAAACTCCACGCCGGGAACGGCAGCTTCAAGTACAAAAAGAATCAGGAAGACGTGTTGTTGGATTTCATGTAAAACAACCCCTATGCGAAACACGATATACCGCCAAATGGTTTTCTGTATCGACACGTACCGCACGTGGATAGAAGTGGCCGATGACAACCTCTACAAGGAACACGTCATTTCGAGAAACACCCGGACCGACTTCCTTGTGACCCGCACGCTGGTACTGCGGGCCTACAAACCGCATGGTCCATACGAAAAGGGCATGACGTGGACGATTCCGGAGCATGATCTGGACACGGCACTGGCTACATATCGTAAGCAGAACGGCACATTCAAATCCCGGATGAAGAAAGGCGCGTCGTCCCTGACAGCCGAAGACACCGAGAACATTATCCGCTTGGCCACCCACGGGATTGTCCGATTGGAACTCGTGGTACGGCCCGTTCATATACCTTCAAAACCCTATTACCTGTTATGACCTGGATTATATTACAATTCGTATTTCTTGCAATGCCTGTCGTCCTTCCGGCACTGTTGTACAGAAGCAGGCGTTGCTTCATGGCAAGATTCTACGATAAAATGGTGTGGAGCGAAAAGGCCCGCAGGCTGTACGCCCATGTGCTGCTTATCGTATTACTCTTGTTTCATTATGTCTATACGAGTGGACACCCCGGCGAGTTCGGTATCGTGCCATCTACCATCGTGTGTGCCGCATGGGCCTCTTTCAGGCGGGCGGACCGATGGATGCGCGGCTTGCTCGACCGGCCGAAACGTTTCGTCTGGTTTGCGCTCTTGGCATTGGTCATCGGCTTCGTGCCGCATCTGTACACGATGGCCGTAACAATCGCCTTTGTTCTTTTGGCTGCCCTGTTCTACCCGTCGGCAAGGGTCATGTCCGAAAAGACAGACATACGCAAATTCCTCGAATGGCTGGAATGTCCCGGAGCATTAGCCGACAGTTATCATAGTATCATCACGCGAGGCTGCCACGATAATGCGGATAATGGCAACCTGAAACTATCCGCACATTATGAATCATCAAAAACAGAATGAAAATGAGAAATAGAAATGAAGCGCCCGCCGCCATACTGGCGAACGTGGAAGTGTTCGACTACCTGAAAGAAAAAGTCGGCGAGCGGAAAACGAGAACGGAAGCCTACTGCGATTTGTTGGATAAATCGCTGGCAGGTTTCGTCTCCCCGTTTTTAAGAAGGCAGGACTACGACCTCTCTCCCTGCCAGTGCCATGTAACCGTTTCCGACCTTGCATCGGAGTGGCATTGGCATCGGGCTACTGTCCGCTCGTTTCTGGACACGCTCGAAGCGCTCGGACAGTTAGAACGCATCCGGCTGGCAAAAAGCGTCGTCATTACCATGCCCCTGCGGACCGGCACGCCTGCCATGCCGGACAGCGGACGGGAAGAAGCGGACTTTGCCACAAGAATACAGGAAGCATTGTACGACTGGATAATCGGCAAAGCAACCTCTTTCGATGTGGGTAAATCATGTGGACAAATCATGCGCCAGACCTTGACGGAGATAGCCGGACGGGACAGTCGTATCTATCCGGACAGTCATTCCGACACGGCATCGGCACAGACCGTCCGGTCGGAAGAACAGCTGTGTGAGACCGTCTTGGAATGTATTGCCCATGCCGCCCTCTGGCGGGTTCTGCGTAAATCGAGGTTCGACGACGGCTCGCCGCTCGTGCAGTTCTTCCGGCTCGACCTCAGCGGGGAATGGGCGGCGTTCATCGAGGCCTCGAAAGAGCTTGCAGAGCTTGTTATCGACGGAAAACCGGACGGGACAGGCTTCGGTACGGACGAAGAGACGGAACGCCTTGAATCGCTTCGCAAACCCTTTTTATCGCTTCTGGCGAAGGCGCAGGAGGAAAGCTGAACGGGGATTCGCGGACAGAGATTGTATAACCACGGGCAATTCTCCCCAGTTCAGGTTCAAATATCCTTCCAGTTATAGCAGGCATCCGGGCTTGCCCGTCTGCCACTGAACAAAGGGAAGGGGGAGCCTAATACCCCTGCTGACTGACGTCGCAGGGAGAAGTGTCCAAGCAAGCAGCAAGCTGGGACACGGGGAATTGTCCGAAACAACACGAAAACAGTATGGCAAATGCAAAACAGGTTCTCGATGTTCAGGTATCGAAAGGGATCACCGCCGCCCAAGGCAACGAACACCTGCGTAATCGCAGCGAAGAGGCGGAGAAGTACGCCATGAGCAAGGGCAACTACGACCCCACCCGCAAACATCTGAACTTCGAGATTGTGCCCGGAGGCAAGGTTCGCCCCATCGACACGAGCCGCAATATCCCGGAACGGATAGCGGACATATTGGGCCGTCGCGGGATCAAAGACCCCAACGAGGGATTGGTTGAACCGAAATACCGCACGGTGGTAAACATCATTTTCGGCGGTTCGCGGAAGCGGATGCACGAACTCGCTTTCGGCACGCAGAAGGTGGATTTTGAAAAAGGTGCGGACAATACCCGCATCAAAAGGAAGAGCGACATCGAACGTTGGGCGAAGGATGTCTATGCATTCGTTTGCGGCAGATACGGCGAGCAGAATATAGCCGCCTTCATTGTACACCTCGACGAATTAAATCCGCACGTGCATTGTACGCTTCTGCCAATCAAAGACGGGAGGTTTGCGTACAAGGAGATATTCGCCGGAAAGGACAAGTTCGAATATAGCGCGAGGATGAAACAGCTCCATACGGACTTTTTCGCCGAGGTCAACACGAAGTGGGGAATGGAGAGAGGCCGGAGCGTCGCCGAGACCGGCGCACGGCACAGGACGACGGAAGAATACCGCCGTATGCTCTCGGAAGAATGTACCACCATTGAGCAACAGATTGGCCGACATCAGGAAGTCCTGTCCGCCCTCCATTCGGACATTCGGCTGGCAGAGCGCAGAGTCAAAGGTTTGACCTCGATGGTGGAAAACTTGAAAAGGGAGAAGAGCGAAAAAGAGGCTCAATTGTCGGCACTCGAAAATGATATGGATACCCGGAAAGGTGATGCTTTGACCCTATCTGCCGAGAAAGAAAAGCTCGAAAAAGAGCTGACTGCTATCCAAGGGAAACTGGCAGACAAACAGGAGAAGCTACAAACCGCCGACCGACAGCTTTCCGACCTCAAGGCAAACATGGATGCCATTGAGGAACGCACGGAACAGCTCAAGGAGGAAGCCTACGAATACTCCCGTGATGTCCACTCCAAAGTGGACAGCCTACTCAAGGACGTCATGCTGGAAAATATGGTCGATGAGTGGAGGGAACTGTCGGCGCGGATGAAGCCTTCCGAACGGCAACTTTTCGACGACACACTCGTGCGTTCCGTGGCGGAACGGGGAGCGGAAGTCATGCGCTGCGCCACGATGCTCTTTCTCGGTATGGTCGATGATGCCACTACGTTTGCCGAAACACGTGGCGGAGGAGGTGGCGGAAGCGACCTCAAATGGGGACGTGATGAAGACGAGGACAACCGGGCATGGGCGCTTCGCTGCATGAGGATGGCGAGCCGCATGATGCGCCCTTCCATCGGCAAGAAGCCCAAGCGTTGAATGGCAAGGTTTATAATAAAGAATCAGATAAACAACAAATTAAGGATATAAGAATATGACGAAAAATATCATTTTCATTATTGCGGCGCTTTGTTCGCTGCAAGCCCGTGCGGATGTACAACCTACGGAAAGGGATACTGTACACCGCACGTACCGTTACGATGACACAGAACTGCTGCAGCCGTTACAGCCCTTATACCTTGACGGAGTGGTCGTTCCGGCACGGGGAAACGGCAATTGGTTTGTCAGTATCGCCGGAGGTGCGACAGCCTTTCTCGGCACGCCGCTCGGTTGCGAAGACCTGTTCGGGAGGTTGAAACCCTCGTACAGCCTTGCCCTCGGCAAGTGGTTTACCCCGTGGGTAGGTGCACGCATAAATTACAACGGGTTGCAGTTCAAGGACGGCACGCTGGCCGTGCAGGAGTACCATTATCTCCATGCGGATCTGCTGTGGAATGTGCTTGGCGGTAGCTATGTCCGGCAGAAACTGGTGCGCTGGCATCTGGCACCCTTTGCGGGTATCGGACTGCTGCACCATGCGACCAACGGGCATAACCCGTTTGCAATCTCCTACGGCATACAAGGGCAGTATCGCATTTCCAAAAGGGTAAGCGCCCTCATGGAACTCTCCGGTACGACCACCTTCCAAGACTTCGACGGGTATGGCAAGGCGAATCGGTTAGGCGACCACATGCTTTCACTCACTGCCGGATTCTCTTTCCATATCGGCAAGGTCGGCTGGAAACGGGCCATAGACCCAAGCCCCTATATCCGCCGCGATCGGCAGCTCGTCGATTATATCAATGTACTGTCGGAACAGAACAGCCGCTACGCGGGACAGCATGACAAGGATAGCCGGACGCTGGCCGAGCTGAAGAAGATACTGGAAATCGAAGGATTGCTCGACACGTACAGCCATTTCTTCGATGATGACGATGCTATCGAGCGCAAAGGTTATCCGAGGAACAATTACAGCGGGCTGAACTCCCTGCGGGCAAGGTTGAAGAACAAGCATTGGAACGGAAAATCACCATTGGAAGGACAAGCCCCGAATGGGAATGGCCGGGCAGACAGCCTGCAGCACTGGCCGGATAGCGTGCCTGGTCTCGGAACAGGACAGTTCGAGAATCTTCCCGACAGCACTTTGGCAGACTATGCCGTTCGGATGCAGTCCGGACGGGAATGCATCGGTGCTCCCATCTTCTTTTTCTTCGAACTCGGCACGTCGCACCTGACAGACCCCTCCCAATTGGTCAATCTCGACGAACTGGCACGGGTGGCAAAGAAATACGGTCTGAAAGTTAAAGTCACGGGAGCGGCCGATAGTGCGACCGGAACAATTGGTATCAACAATGCCTTGAGTGCTTCGAGAGCCGACTATATCGCCTCGGAGCTGAACAAGCGGGGTTTGTCGCCCGACAGGATGACCAAGACCGGCGAAGGTGGCATTTCCGATTACGCCCCCACGGAAGCCAACCGACATACAAGGGTGGAACTGTTCTTCGGCAAATGTGAAGAAAACGAATGTTCGTCCGTAAACAGGTAGAAAGCAAGAGAGTACCGATGATAAATATCGGTACTCTCTTTATTTGTTATGTGCTGTATCCCGGATTCTTTAAGCAGACCGTATCAGTTGTCCGGATTGAAATTCTTGTCGTAATCCAAAAGGAACTTTGCCAGTACAGGGTTGTTGTGGTCCACTTTCAACTTGCCGGTGTCCAGACGGCGAATTGCCTTTCTGTCTTCTTCCGTTAACTCGAAATCGAGATACAAGATAAAAGAAACGGTTCTGTCCCGATGATAGGAACGGAGCCGTTTCTTTTATCGACTGGCTTACTATGTTATTGTTCGTCTTTCACGCCGCGTACATACCCGCCGTCGGCATCTGAACTGGTCGCACCGTTGGAGTGGTCTTGGGCATTGAAACGGAAACCGCCGTTCTTGCCTGAAATGGAGCCGTCTCCGTCATAAGTTCCGCGGCTGAAGCTGGTATAGGTCATGTACATGGCTTTGCTCTCATGTCTGTAAAGAAGCCATCGACCCTCATACGTTTGCCATGCGTCATCGGGTAAGCGGGTACCCATGATAAGCAGCTCGCGCAAGTTGGGCACGCGATAGCCGCTCGGTGTAATAGAAGCGGTCTGATACCATCTCCAATCCTGAACGCCTTCCCAACTCCAACGATTTAGTGCATCCACATCTATGCTCGGTGTAGGATAGTCTGCGTCATTTGCCGCTACCCGGAACTTGGCATACGGTCGGTTATAAGGCGACAGGTCATTATGCGTGGGCAACGAACTGGCTTCATAGCTTAGGCGGCGTGCCTTCTCGCTAAGGTTGGAGACATCAATCAGGTAGGTACCGTCGGGTTCGGCCTGTGTCACTTTGGGAATGAGTGGTGTGGGTTCAACATTCGGATCGTCAAGACCGATACCGAGGTTGCGTATGCAACGGTAGGCATATTGTCCGCCCACGGTGTTGTGCGAGCCGTCGTAGTTACCCAATGCGGCACATTCTTCTGCCCACAACACCCACGAATGGTCGCCGTCAGCGGAACTACTGGTATAGTGCCAATAGGTCTGGTAATCCCTGTCCGCGGGATTTTGGGGATAGAGGCGCGAAGCGTCGTCCAGCGCATATTCGCCGATATAGAGATCCACGAGCTGGTCGATGGCGGCCAGATACCAGCGTATTTCGTTAGGCTGCACGATGTTGTCGCCGTTCAGGTCGCGGTTACGCAACAGCACAGCGTGCAGGGCGTCTTGGTGGTCATCGGTCAGACCGTAGTGCTCGGAGGGGTTGAGCACCTCCGTCCAATGCAGGGATCTGTTGGATACATAGTTTTCGCCCAGAATACAACGTATGGTATTGAGCCGGCCGTTGCTGGAGGAAGTACTGTTTCTCACGTCACCTTCCTTCCAACGCGTGCCCTCCATGCGGCTTTCAAGCCCCCATGCGGTGGACAATTCATTCTCGCTCTTTTTCACGTTGTACACCGTGCGTATGGACTTCTGCTTGAAAGTCTGTATGGCTTCCACCACGCTCGACGCGCCATCGGGACTGTAATGCGAGTTGTCTCCGTTGATAAAATAGAGCAGGCGGTCTTCGGCCTCCACGTATCGGCGCCACTGCGACAAAAGCGGGGTATTGTCCTCGTCTGTATTGGGGTCATCCGGCTCGCGCACGTACACGTACTCGTCGATGAAAGCGGTAACGGTAACCGTACCGGTGGTCTTTCCTTCCTCGTACTCCTGCTTCAGGCGTTGCAGCAACTGGTGTACGTCGAGTAGGCGGGCGTCAGAATGGCCCGCATGTCCGTCATACCCCGAAGGTTGGTTCTTTCCGCCCTTGTAGTTCTGGTCACCGGGGTATTTCACGAACAGCTCGTCGTCTTGGCCATAGTCCTCGTTGATGGCGAACTTGATCCACTTGTAGTCATGGATACCTGTACTTTCCGGACTGTCCGTTTCGCCGAAACCGCCCGCATAGATGGCCTTGTCGAAAGCTGTCTGCACGCCCCATGTCATGGTTGGAACCATGCTTCGGTTTATCGTAATGAGCTCGCGGTCGTAGTGTGCATCCAGCTCGTACAGCCCATCTTGACTGAATATCACGTTGCCTTCGTAGCCGGGCCTCTGTTCGTTCTCCTCCCCATCGGACTCCACTTCAAGCCGTATATCGTTGATACCACGCAGGGTGACGGTGTAGATGTAGCGGGTATTGCGGCGGGTGTCGTAGTCGTTGGGGTTGCCGTCGGCGTAGCCCAGATGTACGGTGAAGGTCACGTCGGCATTGACGGTATTGCCTTTGTCATCCTTATAGGACAGTGTGCCGGACATTTCCACGTAGGTGGCGTTGGCGGGGGCGTAGGCAAAGTCGCCGTTCTCGAACTGCTGACCGGGTTTGTCCGTATAGTCGCCCGTGTTTTTGTGTTCGCGTTCCTCGCGTAGGGCGTACTGTTCCGCAGCGCTAAGCCCTTCGCCGGAGATGGCCTGTTTGGGAGTCTTGCGGTTTTCCGGCATGTAGAACACGAAGCCACCGGAAGTGTAGAGGTAATTGTCATCCCGCTCGGTAGTCTCGAAAGGCATCTCCTCGGTTGTGAAGTAGGTGCAACCGTCACCATCGGCATCGCCTGTCCCGTGGGGCAGCAGCAACGACTGGGCCGGCACGTTCACCACCCGCCAGCCGCGCGGACGGAAGTCAAGTGCCGTCCAGTTCTTATCGGAGGGTTTCTCGGTTTTCACCACGAACTCCACCCTCGCGTCCGTCCGCTCGGGCCGCAGCGTACACTCCAGCGAGGCGGGACCGCTTTCCGTACCGGGAATGTTGACAAGGTTGCTCGTGGAATTTTTATCATCGTAAGCATAGCCTGTCATCATGAACTGCGTGGAGCGTTCCACGGTATGCTCGTCCATCTTCATTACGAAGGCTTCGAGGTCTGACCGCGATGTTATAGACTCCATGTCCGATTTTTTGACATCATAGCCGGAACTTACGGATTCAGTAGATAGATTGGCGATGCAGACTATCTGTACCTTGTTCAGAGAGGTGGTCTCTATCATGACGGAACCTTTGCTGTAGTCTCCGTTATAGCTGATGTCGTCAGTAAAGAAATTGCGGTAATGCACCTCCCCGGCGGGGTTGAAGATGAACACGTAGAGGTTGTTCACACGGTTCTCGTAGGTAGCGTCCTGCGCGGCACGGGTCTCCACGCAGCTCTTCTCGGACCGGAAGTCCAGCATTACACGTGCGGGAAGCCCCTCTGCCACGCGGGCACGCTCCTCGAACAACGGGTCCTCGGTACACGAGTACAGTCCTACCGCCAGCAGCATGGCCGCCAGCAAGGTCAATATGTTTTTATGTCTTGTTCTCATAACTCAAATGACATGCAGTTTCGTTTAATTGAACGGGGGAACGGTTATCTCTTCCGTATCCCAGTCCTTTACTTCAAATTTTAGCGTGAGGTTGGCCTCCGAACTGAGTGTGGCGTGTATGTTCACTTGCTTGTTACGGGCGATAGAGTTCAGAGCGCCGCCGTATTCGTTGATGAAAGGTATGGCGTCATAGGGAGCTGTACTTGTGGTGAAACCGATGGTATATGGCGAGTTCTTGCTTGCATCCGTCCATGCGTATGAGGGATAGATGTAAAGGGTGCTTGTCACACGGTTGAACACGATTGTCGGGGAAGCCATCGCGGAAGGGATTATCACTGCCGACCCATTCGCGGGTTATGAAGCCGAACATCCCGAGCGGGAACAGAAATACCTTACCGCAGCGGAGTTACAACGGCTGATGACCACACCCCTGCACGACCCGAAACTCTACCATATCCGCGACCTGTTCCTCTTCTCCTGCTACACGGGTATCCCTTACGGGGACATGTGCCGCCTGACGACGGAGGATCTGGAAGTGGCCGAGGACGGTGAGGTATGGATCAAGACCGCCCGCAAGAAGACGAAAATCGACTATGAAGTGCCGTTGCTCGACATACCGTTGCTCATCCTCGACAAGTACCGGGATATGGCCCCGGAAGGAAAACTGCTGCCGATGTACAGCAACAACGAACTCAACCGGACACTGAAACGTATTGCCGCCATTTGCGGAATTGAACGGAAGCTCGTCTTTCACTGCGGTAGGTATTACCTTTTATCCTATTCTCTGAAAATAAGCAGTTTATAGAATATGCTTTTTTAATAGGTAACGATTTAGAAACAAGCCAAGTTCTGTATCCTATCTTGTTTTGCATTATTGAAAAGAACACTTTTGTGTTGCAAAGTTATATAATTTACTTTAAATATCACATTGGAAGCTATATTTTATTTATAGCCCTATTATTAGTACCTCTTGACGTTCCGCATTATTTCTGTTTAGCGCAAATCCATGTTTCCCAAGGTAACAGATATGCGTTGTTTGCTTATACTTGCGTATAACCTCTTCTAATTCCTGTATTGATGGATATCCTTCCGTAGTATAAGATAAAGCAATTATAGAATTCCTATGCTTGTATATCAATTCATCCAAATCTCTAATATAATTACTCCGTTTCTCAAATTCTAGATTTTTACCTACACCAATTTCCATATTCACTTTTCTTCTATCTATGTGATTAGGTATTTCAGCATAATACATTAGACCTTCTAGAAAGTGATATCTATTATGATAGGTTATAGTGCTACTTTCACGTTTTGGAAAATATGGAGTATCGATGTACACTAAATCCGCATGCTTGCAACAATTTAAAGCAGAAGTATTAGTAATCTCTACATTTGGTAATATTTCAAATTGAAATTCATTCAATTCTTTTGTAAACTTAAGGAATAAATCTTTGAATGATTGTTCCCACGTAACTTTATTACCAAAATTTGCTTTTACAAAATTTGTCCTTAGGTTTAAATTCTTACGATGAAACAAGTTAAATGGCCTCTTTATCATGCAACTCTGAAATAGAACATAGTATGCGCTTGCCTTCTTTTCATCTTCCAAATACTGAATATTCTGCACAACAATATCAATAATTTCATCTTCATCAGGTGTATAATACACTTGATTGAAATTGTCAGCTATGATACTTTTATATTTTCTTCCTTCTTCTCTTTGTAAAAGCGTTAATGCATCAGTTTCTGTAAATGAACCACGAGGTGAGCATAATAGAGCTTTCGCTATTTCACAATTGAAGGATAGAATATCATTATATATTATGCTTTTGCCATTTTGAGCCATATAATACGAAACAATACCAGTCCCTCCAAACAAATCCAATACAGAATTGAATTCTATTTGGTGAATAGTCAAGGCGGCCCATATCTTATCTAATAATCGACGTTTTGAACCATAATATCTAGTTACAGGCAAATTCATCGGATTATAGAATTTATTAATGTTTTCATTTTTTCATATTCTGGCTCAACAATACATCTTAATGATATATTATCAAACTTTGCTAATGGAATTACAAAATTATATGTGTAATGTTTTATATCTTCTCTCGCTTCATAACCATTTTTAGCGAAATACCAATAGCTTTCCTTTATTGTTTCATCGCAATAAGGGGATATAATAATGTACTCAAATGTCAAATCTGGATACGCGTCCAATAAAAAGGAATGAAATTTTTCTATTTTGCATATTGTATCATCAATATTAAACTTACTTAAAGTGGTTTTATTCTCGAAATAGACTATTTGATGATCATTCTTTTTAACAAGTGCATCTATTTCAATAAAATCATTTTTAGGATCTGAAGTCTTCGAAAGATGCACATTTGTAGCATAATCGCATTCTAACTCTTTTAAAATTTGTGTAAAAACATTCTCAAAATACTTACTCATGAAATAATAACTATATTGAGGTAATAAAGCATATACCTTCTGCGACTCTTTTTCAATGCAGTTATTACAACGGGTTATTTTATGTTTGTCATTTTCTGCATGATTTACCCAATTAAGGAGATTATATTCACTGGAGTTTTTTTCATATTCATATACACCTAACAATGTCTGACTACTTGTAGTGTTAGGAATACCTGTGTAGAAACAAAAATTAGACAAGTATTCTAATCCACTAATGCTATATACTTCTTCAAATAAATGCATAAACTGCGAAGGAATGTTTTTTTCGTTCCCCTTTATGTATAGATTATGATGTAAAAATGATAATAGTTTACAAAAATCACTTTCTTTACATTTTTCAATAAATGGTTTAAGTTGCTTTATATTCGGTACGGCGGATGCTACGCTTTTTGCTGGCGAATATACTTCTTTCAACATACGCCAAAAATAATTTACAGCATTCTGCTTAACAATATAAGTATCTATATTGTTAAGAGGCAAAAAATAATCTCCTAATGTTAAACCGATATTCTCACCATTATTAGGAGCTACCTCATTCAAATTGATAGTTGATATTTCACCTACAATAGATGTAAGATGTTTGTCAATCCAAATAGAAGAGTTATCAATAGGACTAATTCTAAATGAATCAAAATTAATCCATTCTTTAGGTATTAAAGTCGATTCTAAGACTTCTGTTCGCTCAATTTTAACAATCCTAGCATAGTTTGCATCTGTCAATAAAGAACATATGCTTTCTTTGTGTTTTTGCAAATTAGCATCTTTGATGACATCAAAGATGCGCTCTATGGGGTTATATCTCTTTATCCAATTTGATATCACTTTTTGAGCACTACTCTTATCAGCACCTTTTATTATAATCAAGTTTCTTTCACGGTATAATAAAAACACATTTGTATTGCTAAAATAATCAAAAGTTGAATACAAACCTTCTTCCAAAAAAGATACTATATCAAACAAGAACGAATCTTTTGTTGTAGATTCTGTTAATTGTTTAATTTCACATATTTCATCTATATTGAAAAGATCTGTAATACATTCATTAAAAGGTTGGCTATTTCGCCTCTCTATAAATATGTCAACAACAAGATGATATATAGAGGAAATCAGTTCCTCCATATTGATCTTGTATGTAAAACAAGTATAATTACTTTTACTAAGTAGTCTCATATTTATTCAAATACAAATTTAGTAGCTATACCAATCAACTCAAGTATATCTGCTTGTTTGTCAAAATTCCATTTATACATATTCAATAGAATGAATAGCTGAGCAGGATTATACTCAATAATTTGAATACTATTGTTTTCTAATGAGAAATCTGAGTATGATAAAGACATTTCGTATGGTACAAAAATGACGAAGCTATGTATACCTTTGTTTTCTATAAAATCATTGATCCGACTTTGAATCTTCAAATTATCATTGAACAAGAAAAAGTATGCTTTCTTAGTAGATTCATCTATAAATGATTGATAGTCGCGTCTTAACAAATTCTTGTCAACATCGTTATAACCTAATGACTCAAGATAATATTTCAGAGGATCAAAAATAACTCGAGAAAGATTACTAAATGCCGATTGGGACTCCAGTTGTACTTTTGTCTCTTCATACAAATCATTTAAAGATTTGTCTGATTTTAAAACGTCTTCTATGGATCGCTCTTCTTTGAATTCTGTATTTCTTATTAATTCTGCTGCAAATTGTATAATTCTTCTATTATTTAGAAGTTTTTGATTTCTAGTAAGTTTTCCTACTATATCTAAAATTTTCTTATTATCTATTTCTATAGATAACAAATCAGATAAAAGTTTTATAAGTTCGGTAAATTCTGCATCCGTCTTTATTTTTTCAATCGTTATGATGTCTTTATTTAACCTTTCATATAATGGAGGGCATAACGCTTGAACATCGACACCGTTAGTTATAGCTAATATTAGGTAATGCCCATTGATTTTATTAAATAAGTCAAGTAATTCGCGATAAGATGTAAAAAAATGAGCCATTCGCTTGTTGGACTTATCATTAATTTTCTCAAGTTCGTCAATTGCAAATAACAAATAAACTCCTCGCGATGCAAGAATATTCATAAATAAAACAAAGACCTCTCGTCGATTAAAATCGGTTAATTTTTGCAATTGATACTTTGCAAAAGAACCTTTCGAATATAAACGCCCCGTGCCCAAGAATATTAGATTTCTAATATCATCTTCCGTTAAATCGACATCAAATAATTTCTCAGTGTATTCCTTTATCAAGGAAAAATCATCATTGAAATTATTAACGAGATTTGCAATATTGAAGTCTGGATCGTCTTTTAAATAGACGATTTGATCTACCAATTCAGTTAAGCATGAAGCCTCCAAATGCTGCATTAAAAATGTGCATAAATCGATTTGTTCAGGATTTGCACGACAATACACCATTTTGATGTTTAAATCATCATGAATGTTAAAGTACAGCTCTAAGTATTTAAGAATATTAGTTTTCCCATCACCATATTGTGCTTGTATGACAGTCGTTTCCATACGAGTGCCATCTATTTTTGACAATTTTTCACCAATATGTTCTTTAGCTTTTGTTTGTCCAATCACTAAATATGGGAGTTCTGGAACTTTACCTTCTGACCAATCGCGACGTATAGCATCAAGCCTTGGCTTTTCCACATTTTGTCTCCCCCATAAATCTATAAATTCTTTCATACTACTATGATATTTTAATTTTCAGCACTGGTGTTTCTCGTATATAAAAGCGTTTCTTTTGATCTATTGTTGATACAATATTTATAAAAAAGATATTATGATTCATTCGCTCTGTTTCATAAAACTCATTTATAAATATATTGAAACTTTTATAACTCATTTTCATATATGCAGACAAGTCGTATAAGTCAACATATCCATTTACACAATCTTGTCTCTTTAACAATGCTTTATAAGCAGAGAAAAAACTTTTCTTCTGTCTGTTTAACTTATTTTTAGTTTTTAATTCAGATTTGTATTCGCTGATATTACTAAGGATGTCTTGATATATTAGCAGATATGATTTCTCCTCTTTTATAAGCCTTATCAAAGTTTTATTAATAAGTCCCTTACTTGATACTGCCGATAACAATTTAACCCAATGATTTCGTACATCATAATAATTTTGATGACTTCTATGAATGTAGTCAAAGTGTGGTATTGGATAATATCTCTGTAAAAAATCAAATACAATTTCATCTTCTTTTAATTCATACCTTAAGGATTCTTTTCGGAGTAAACATATTGACAAAAAGAAATGAGCGTCATAATGTAGCACTTGCCGCATATACATTTTTCTATCTTTCTGCGAAATATTTGAAATCCTCTTATTACGAATTATTTGTTCCGTATTCCATACAAGACTATTACCATCATTATCCAAAAAATGAAGTTTATCAATGGCTAGATTCAAATAGTAACTAGCAGCTTTATATGTCGAATATATTTGTTTTTCTATTCCTTCCCGTTTTTCTTTTGATAGAATTTCTTTTAAGTACGACGGTCGTTCATCTACTGCAATCATTGAAAATTCTAAATATACAGCATTAATAGCGTCTTGTGATGGTATCCCATTAGAATCTTTAGGAAATCCATTATACAACCATTCTAGCAGTATAAAATAAAAATCAACGATTGTATCTTTGTAATAAAAACAATTTTCCTTCTGCTTTTGACGTTTTACATAAAAGAGACATACCCATTTCACAATCCATAATGGTCTATGAAATGGTCTATGAAGGCTATGTAAAACATTATATGTCAATTTCTCAGTTTTCACTTTATATGTAATTATTTAGATGTATATTATTTTCAAGCACAATACAATACACCTAATTTAGATACAAAGATAGTGATATTTCTCTAATCTATTTTGAATTCTATTAAGAATTTGCATCTTTGCCAACTGAGGACATTCCTTAGGTTATCACTTAAAGCTTTCAGCATCTATCGTTAATAAAGCAAATTGTTTTAAGGAATTAGAATATGGGTAATATCGAAAAAGAGAAAACTAAACAACCTATAAATTTATTAAAGTCCTAAGTATTAGGACTCTGCCTTTATCTTCAAGAATCCCATTAAAAACGCATCAGGAAAAATAAACTTCTTTTCTCCTAATGTAAATCTGACATAGATAAACTTCTCATTCTTATTGATTTTTACAACCGTTCCTTTGCCAAACTTCTTATGAACTACAGTACTGTCAACCGCTAATTTCTCAAATTGTTTTTTGAGATCACCATCCTCTTTCGTTGATTGCACAGATGGTGACTTCGCAGTAGTGGGTTCATTTACAGGGCGAGATTGTAAAACTGGGACAGAATGAGGTTGTAAGGCTTTTGTTGATTCTTGTTCAGTTTGTTTTTTATCGACTGTTTCACTACCTTTTGAATAGGAATCAGAATCTACCTTTGTCATTGAGGATTGCTGATTGTAGAAGAGTTTTTCATACTGTTCCTTGCGGATGGTAGTATCCCAGCCACCGACTTCGTCTGCTATATGTCTATTGATACCAGTATATGTCAGACTCGCATCTTCATAACGTTTGAATTTGAAGATAGCGTCGTTCATCAGCGGTGCATTAAATACACCGAGTGAACATAGCATATTAAAGTCCTCGACACTTAAACCTGTAACTTTCTTGAACAGTCCTGGCTCTAACTGTGTAATGACATCTTTCAGGCACCTTTCACGATAGTCGGTCAAATACATAAATACGGGAATACGAGTAGCAAACTTTATCAGTTTTTCTTGAATCTGTTTGCGTTTACTCTTCATTTCCTTTTCCTCGTCAGAAATTTCCTTTTTCTCCTTTGGGGTTGGATTGGGATTTTCTTTCTTTGCCTTTTTGACTGCCTCGGATTTATTGATGATGGTAGTAAGGTCATTGTTCAGGTTACGGAACCCTTCTATATTCATTAAGGCTTTCATGGCTTCAGGACTCGCAAGCAAACGTTTCAGAGTATCATTGTCTACATTTACAAGCAGGGCTGACTCCCATCGTTTTGCCAATAGCGTAGCCGAAGTTCCTGCCAAAGCGATATCCAAGATGTCTTGTGCATCAACTTCCTTCATGCTGCTTCCATCATAAGCCAGCACAGGAAGAAATTTTATGAACTCACCGACTTTCGCCTCTGGGTTGGATTCATTGATATCCAGCCTGCAACTATAATCAGATATTTGTCGCAAGGCTCTGTCAAGGGCGAAGTCAAAAACATAACATTCATTTTTCATTATGATACGCTTCCCATCCTCATCCTTTACTTCCCATGGACTTTGAACTCGAAATGCCGCCTGAAAATAAGTCTCCGGACTTTTCAGATTCCGGAGCATGAATATTCCAGTCCAAGGCTTCACGGTAACACCTGTTGTCAGTTTTCCACAAGTCAGTGTTATTGTCTTTGTCCTAAGAGGATCTCCCATATTTGCCTGAACTGGATACAAAGCATCCAGACCGATTCCGGCTGCAGTTCCAGCACATACTGTTACTTTGTAATCATGGTAAAATTTATTTTGCCGTTGAGCAAGCAAATTGGCCATAGCAAAACAAGATGCAACATTAGGTAAAAACCAAAGTGTATGAGAAAGCACATTGAGTAATCGAGTATCGCTGAATGGCATTGGAGGACGTTTGTCCTGTCCTAACTTCATATCATCTATACTAGCCGGGAGGTATGAGCCACGAATAAGATTCAGCCATTTCTGTACCTCGTTCTCATATTTGAATCTGGCATTTGCACCTTTACCTTCTGCAGCGAAAAACACATTCAGGTCAAACTCATCAAACTCACCTTGTTTTGCTACTTCCTGTATTTCATCAGGCATACGGTAAGTAAGCATTACCATTCGTGGTAGGGCTATATACGGATTACCGTTACCTTTCCATTCCGTTTTAGCTCGCTGCTCATCAGAATAAGTCCAGTTAAAGATCTGCTCCTCTATAAATTCTCCGGTATTGATAGCTCTGAATGGTGTTCCTGAGAGAAACAGATAATATCGTGTTGAAATAGGAAGCCATGTTTCATTGATGGCATTGCTTGCTTCATCTTTCTGATATTTTTCCGCATCAAAATCTACCTCATTTTCTTCATCTTCCTTTTCAAACAATTCCTTCGCTCTCTCTTTCCAGGCTCCGAAGTGATATTCGTCAAATATTACCAAATCCCAATTTGTCGAATGGATAAACTCATTCTTGGTCTTTATACCTCCACTTTCGTTTGTACCAAGCAAATCCTGAAACGAACCAAAAACGACAATGGGTCTTGATTTATCCACACGATTAAACTCCTGGTCAATATTCAGATTATTGTTGCGTGCATCTTTATTAGATATGTACTGCCACCCTTCAAAGTCGATATGGGATATAAGATCTTCTCTCCAGGCAGATTCTACAGCAGGTTTGAATGTAAGGATTAAAATCCGCGACAACCCCATTTTCTTTGCCAGCTGATAACTGGCAAATGTTTTCCCGAAACGCATTTTTGCATTCCACAAGAACTTTGGTGTGCGACCAGGCTCTTCTTTGAGTGCCTGATCAAAATATTTTTTAGTCTGTTCTACGGCACGAAACTGTTCAGGACGCATCGTGAAATTCTGTGTTCTGTTCTCAACATTGTCTGACCCTGTACGAAGGGATAATATAGCAGCTTCAACATCAGATACTGAACACTTGAACCACTCATCGGTTTTGTCAAGGGGATTCAGTCGATGACATCCTTTGCTTTCAAGAATCTTGTGTATGTCCTTATCTGTAAAACAAGATCCGTCATTAGCCATTGCTGACTTCACTAATACAATCTCATACTTGATTTTGCTTGTGTGAAGTTGTTCCTCTATACGTTCTTTGGCAGTACGTTCTGTATAACCGATTTTCAAAAATCCTTTGTGTGAATCTACTCCAGGCAATCTGTAGGCATATATTGTAGGAGTAACAGCAGGTCGTTGGGGAAAGAAGTTATGTTCCATAATTTACTCCATTGATGTAATCATTGATTCAATAAAATCAATTTCATTTTGGGTTAGATTGTATTTCTCGTAAAGTTCCTTATCAGTCCAAGATTTTGAGAAATCTTGAATAGGGACAAAAGAGTACGTACTTTGAGTCATATTTTTATTTTTTCTAGCACCTACAAGGCATCTGAAAAATTTTGTCTCTATATATGACTTCACATTCTTACACTCTTGTTCACTGCCAAATGGACCAATTCTTAAGAATGTTTCTGTACAAGCGGTATTTTTACCTGCGATTTCAGACTTCCCTAATATTCTGGCTGGAACGGGATAACCTATTTGTCCTGCTGCTCCGTCTGCTTTAGAGATAAATATTTTATACTTATCCAGTTCATCTTTGTTTCTTCCAATAAATGATTTATCAATATTCTTATATTGTCTTTTTCCACCTTCTACTCCAAAAACCTTGCATGTGTTGATAGTTTTTTTACTTTCGACAAATGGAGATCGGAAATAATACGGATTTCTTGGACTAACAAGTTGAGAAAAACTTTCTTCATTGAAAGATGCAACTTTTCGAATAATTGAGATTACTTCATTGTACCTGATAAATACATCTGCACCTTTTTCCAGAAGAGGGCGTTCTGATATGGCTGTAATTTGGTTTTGTGAATGGGAATAAACCTTACATAATCCTTTTTGATCTCGGTCCCATAAGAAGTAACACACGCCTCCTTCAATGGCAACGCCAGGAAAACAATCATTTGCATTTCCAAAATCATGTATTTCTCTGATATGCTCATCATGAAGCATTTCATCTCTAAATTCATCCAAACCTTTTCCCCCTGTAAACCATCTGGAAGGTATAATCATTGTTAGATAATGAGGCTTTAGTTTTTTTGCATTAATTATAAACTTATGATATATTGGCATAGCACTTGAACCTGTCCCGCCTCCATCACTCATTTGATAAGGGGGATTGCCTATAATCACGTCAAATTTCATATTGAATACTTTATTTACATCTAAGTTGTGGATAAATTGGTAAGCATGATTTTCAAGTTCAGCCCCACGATCATATTCATTTTGCGAAGCCCCGCAATAGGTACATTTGCCATCTTTCCAAGTATGTTTAATACGTTGGAAGATTATATTTCCTTGAGATTTTTCTTCAGGGAACTGATATACCGAAAACTCTCCACTCGGATATTTACTACAATAAACACTTCGACGGGAAAGTAAACTTGTGAGTTCTGTAATGGCAATACCAAAGAGTTGCTTTGAAAATATATGTTCTATACGCTTTTCAAGGTCAGGAATTTGCTGTTCAAGCCCTTTTATCAGTCTCTTTGCGATTTCCCGTAAAAAAACACCGCTTTTGCAACAAGGATCAAGGAATGTCGTATCGGGATTTTCAAACAACTCTTGTGGCAGCATATCAATAATCTTGTTAGCCAATTCCGGTGGTGTAAATACCTCATCATTGCTAAGATTTGCAATACAAGACAGCACATCAGGATTATATACATTTTGAAACAAACTATTCTCCATAATCCTGAACCTTTTTATAGTGAGTAATATATCTCCTTAAAAATATTCCACCTTCCTGCTGTACATCAGTTAAGGGAAAAAGATTACTTTCTTTACCAAGAAGACTTGACATTGTGTAATCGGAACGCTGCATTTGGGTATTACCTATAAGGGTCCATTCAGAGAACACTATAGGAACAGATGTGTCATTGCCTTCATTATCAACACACATTAAAGTCAGAGCATTGCCGTTAATTATATTACGACTGATAATAAATTTTACAGCCTGACGAGTGTCATCCGAAGATTCTGTTTTGCAAAGGGCAGTATATTCTTCATCCCATATGGAAAAAAGACGTTTACGACATGACAAAACATTGTCGTCCATTATGTCTATTCCATATAGACTTCCTATTGCCACTATTGCTTGTCTCTCATAATCACGGGGGCTCTTCTTATATTTTCTTCTTAATTCTGCGAGTTTACGTCTGAGTATGGCAGAAAGGAAATTCCCGTCACCACAAGCTGGTTCCAGAAATCGGGAATCCGGTCTCAAACACTCATTTTTTACAAGGTCCAACATTGCGTTTACCTCACGCTCTGCTGTGAATACTTCACCTCGTTGTGCAACTCTTTCTTTAGACTTTATCTGACTCATATTCCATCTTGCTGAGTCTCTCTATGTAAGAGGTAGTATGACAGATGGAATATCCTGGTTATCAACTGTTGTTTAAGTATCAAAAATCGAATCTGATAAACAATTCTATGTTTTTGAACATTGCAATATGCTTTTATTGGCTCTTAAATAATAATAGTTGCTATATTTTGTGTAATTTCGCAACAAATTATGTCTCTCTTACATAGAATGGAGTAGTTTTACTAAACACTTCATACACCCTACAAATCCCTTAATATCTGTGCGTTGGCTTTGTCCACTACGGAATTGTCCAATGAGGCCAGATAAATTTGTGTGGTCGCCTCGGAATCATGTCCCATTCCTTCACTGATAACCGAAATCGGAATGTTCTTGCCTTTGGCTGCGCTTGCCCATGAATGACGGGCACAGTACATGCTCAGAGGAACGGATATACCGGCCAGTCTGGCTATTTCTTTAAGGTGTCTGTTTATTCCGGACATGACATTCCTGTAATGCTTGTGCATATCCTTAAAAGGATATTTCAATATCGGCAAAAGATAAGGGCTGAGGCTGTCTTCCGGGTATTTGCCGACAATCTCCTGCATACATTTTTCCCACCTGATGACCAGCTGCTGCCCGGTCTTTCGTCTGCGATACGATAAAAATCCGTTCTGAAGATCTTTCTTTTTCAGGTGAGCCATATCTATGAACGACATGCCACGGGTATAGAAGCTGAACAGGAACATGTCCCTTGCAAATTCCAGATTAGGCTGTAAGGACAGGTCCAGATTCTTCATGCGCTTGATGGCGGATAATGGAACAGCACGCTTGACGGTCTTGTCCACTCCCGTATAGACATGCCTGAAAGGATTGCGCTGTTCCATCAGTCCCTTTTCCATGGCACGGTTATATACCGCCCGAAGGATACGCATGTAGAATGAGCTGGTATTCCGTACGGCCCCTTTCCCATGAAGGTAGGCTTCATAAAGCTGCATCAGATCCGAATCGATTTCGGACAGCAGAACATCCCTGTCCCCTCTGAACTGCATGAAACTTTTCAGAGTACAGGAATAATTTTCAGCCGTGCGTATCTTGCCCATCTGTTTGAGACGGGTTATGATGCCCTGCATGAAGTTGAAAAACGACTGTTCCTCTGTATTGCTCTGAAAAGAAGCGACAATATCATCTGCCGTATATGCAGCTTTCCGGTTATTCAGTTGACGGATAATCATATCCAGTCGTTTCAAGTCCCACTCCATGCGTTCCTGCAAGGAAAGAAGCAGATTGCTTCGTTCCGAACTACCGACAATGATGCAGTTCCCAGCTTCGTTCCATTCGTTCGTAAATATCCGGTAATCCGTCTTTAACTGACGGATTACACGGTTTTGGATAATCTGATAATAGATGGTACCTTCCTTTCCCTCTATGGTGGAAGGTCTGAATTTCACTTTGACACTGGCCATGGGCTTACTTTTTGGGTTCGTCTGTAATAGACTTGTCCTTGATGGACTTCGCCTTGCTGTCCAGTTCTCTCGCGGCCTGTTCTTTCAGCCGTGCCTGCTCGGTCAGGGTGGCCTGTCTCCGTACCGCTTCCTCGTAGGCTTCCACGTCCTCACGCATTTGCCTGATCCGTTCGTTATCCCGGTTCGGTCCAAAGAGATTCTCTAGTTTCACAAGTTGCTCTGGGGTAGCATCTCCTTTCATCTTGACATAACGGTACTTCAGATCATTATCGGCCTGTGCATTGTCAGTTCTCACAGAAAAATAGAGAGCCACGGACAGAATCACGATTGTCACGAACATCACGAAAAAACTCCCAAAAGTGTACGGGGATTCTACACTCAGACTGAAATGATGGTTGATGCTGCTTGTCTTGACGACATTCTTTCTGATTGTGTCATTGGTCTCACAAAACAGGGCTTCCACTTTCTCCTGGTGCTGATGCTGTTCGTTCCGCATTTCTGACAAGATCTGTCCAAGTCTTTCCTGGGACGAGCTCTTCCTGTCCATGGAAACCATATCGTTCTTGATGGCGGCAAGACCATCGTACACGCGAGCCAACAATTTGCGAAATGTCTCATGACCTTTCCGGACTTCATTCAGAACGGACTCATCCATTTCCTTTTCATTGTTAACTGTCGGGCTATTACCTTCCGGCAAGGGAACGGACAACCCGTTGATTTTGTTTTCGATTCTTTCCAGGCATCCGAAGATGCTCTCGATATATTCTTCCAATTTCATATTCCTACAGTTTTAATGTTCATGAATAATTTGAATGGGAAAAGACGGACTACAATCCGAAACCTTTCCTCTTTTGTCTCTTCTTCCTGCGTCTGCGCAAGAGTTCTTCCTGAGATAATGGCTCTTCTGGAGAGGTGCCGTTTATTGGGCTTAACAGTCCCGCTCCCGTACTTTCGAGAAGATGGCCTCCGTCCGGTATCCTTTGCTGCACCTTACGTTCGGATTCCTGTTGGGATTCCGAAGTCTTCCAACCCAGCCGGGCATTCAGTCTGGCAAAGCTGAACTCCCGGCTGATCTGTGAAGCCTTGAAGGTCTGCCCGTCCTTAGTGAACCGGATTCCCTGTATGTCCTCCGGCCTTTTTATCTCCCGGGTACGCTTTACAAATTCCAGCCTGATGCCCCGGCGAAGCAGATAATCGTTGAACTCTTTCCATGTTCCGGAGTGCTTCAAAGCCGCCTTGACGGCATTGAAGATTTCGTATTTCACACGTTCCGAAGCATGGAGTTTCTCCACGTTAGTCTTGCCCTTGTCCTCGGCGTACGTCAGCCCGTACTTGTTCTTAAGTAGTTTTGTGGCGATTTCGTTACGTTTGTAATCGCCTTGAGAAGAGATTACCTTGCCGTCATACCCGATGCGGTTGTAGACCAGATGGCAGTGCGGATTGTCCGTGTTATGGTGTCTTACCAGGATGAACTGGGTGTTCCTTATGCCCATCAGCTCCATGTATTCCCGGGCTATTTTAGCCATAAATTCATCTGTCAGCAATGCCTTATCCTCAGGCTTGAAGCTCAATGCGATATGCCCGACAGGCTGTTTGATCTTTGGATTAAGCTCCCGCTGGTAGTTGAAACTGTCCGTTATTTCCCGGATATTTCCCAGCAATACGCCATCTGAGTCAATGATTTCCGCGTTGTCCTTGCCCATCACATAGCGGATACAACCGCCGAAGGATTTCCCTTTCTTGATCTTGCCAATCATGATTGCCTCCTTTCTCCGTTCCTGTACCTGACAATAATCTCCTTGAGCTTCTGCAGGAGTTCTGTCACCGTTCTTTGGGTTCGGTGAAATCCGGCCTGATGGGACAACCGGGTCAGCTGGTTTAGGTTGTTTGCCATACCAGTAAGGCTTCGTATGACGGCAGTCTCCTCGGCAGAGTGCCTGGCCGTTATCGTCGTCTCAAAGGCTGATACGCGGAGAAATTCCGCCAATGTAAGGTTAGCCTGCCTGCTGCGTCGGCACAACCGTTCATAGTCTATCTTGGAGAATTTCACTGTAACGGCTTTGCTGAGTTTGCACACTCCGCTTACTCTGGGGCGTCCCCTCGGTCTGTTTTTCTTTCTGTCATTCATATTTTCTTCGTTTGATTTCTGATTATTTTTTTCTCACAATCTGCGACCACCGGGAGCGGATTGCCTCCACTCTTTGGGAGTGGAGCGAGGTTTTCGGGATGCCCGAAAGATAACCTCGCTAACTCCCAAAACTGAAGTTTTGTCCGTTACTCCGCCAAGGCGGCTGCTGACTGTCTGAATGCTATAATACTTGAAGTCAGTAAGTCTGTCATTCCGGAAAATATCACAGTTTTCTCCACTGCTCGAAGTCTTCCGAGTAGATTTCAAGATGCTGCCGGGCGATGTTTTCAAGCAGTCCTGAAACGCTCATTTTGCGTCCTCCCAACCTGCGGACAAACTCGTCCAGCCTGTCACGTACCTCGCCGCTGACAAACACGGGTTTGCGGTCTTCGATTCTCGGAACCTGAAGAAAGGCTTTCCGGTATTCGTCCAAGGAAAGTTTCCTTTGCCTGCTGCTTATACGACGTTGAGATGAGAGAACTGCTTCCTCTTTTCCTGTTGGCGGTTGCCGGGGCTCGGATGGTTTTTCGGTTTGTACTACCGTTTCTTCTGACTTCTCTTTTCCGGTATCATTCAAGGATGATTCACGGGCAGTCTCAATGCTGCCATCTGACGGGAGTATGAGTGACATATCCGTACCTGTCATAGCCTCCCACTCTTCTTTGGTCAAGTTCTTTTTTGTTGCCATACATTTTTGATTTTAATCGGTTTACTCACTGGTCTCGGTGCACACCTTGACTCATTGTCGTGAGCAAAGGAAATGTGTATAGTGAACAGAATCAAGCAAATGGAGATACCGTGGCAATTATGTAACCTCGTGCACTATACCGATTGGGCGGTCGGTGCTGTCTGCCGTGATTTGCCGGGGTGATTTCTACATACCGGATTGTTCAAGCAAATTCTGTTTATGAAGAAGGCTCATTGTATGCAGTTGATATGTAACATGATGTCATTCCGGGTAACACATCGCCACCGGTCTGAAAATCCATTGCAGTGTGATTCCTACTGCTTTTATTTGCAGTGGAAACAGGATAAAACGGTCACATTTCCAGCCGAGAATAGGACGATGATACATGATGAAATATCGGCTGTAAAAGACCTGTTCTGTTCCGGAAATCTGAATATATGTTTAACAGAAAATAAAGAAGACAATGGAAATCATCAGTTTTGAAAAAAGAACTTTCGAGGAGATTGCCGCCAAGTTGGATCGGTTCGTGCAGCGGGTGGAAAGTCTGTGCCGTGAACACGGCGGAAAGGAAACAAGTGAATGGATGGACAACCACGAGGTCTGCCGCAGGTTGCGTATAAGTCCGAGAACCTTGCAGACCTTGAGGGATAACGGAACGCTGGCCTTTACAAAAATCGGAAACCGGACTTATTACCGTCCTGACGATGTAGAGCGCGTGGTCGGAAATGTGGAGGAGAAACGTAAGGAAGCCCGCTGGAAAGGCAAGAGCATTTGAACGAGTTTCAAGAATAATGTATAACCCAATATCAAGAGCATATGAGTAATGAAATCAGAGAAAAGGACCACGAGTGGGTAAAGACGTTCCACTCGAATTTCGACAGGCTGCTGGCCTTGCTCGAAAAGTTGTTGGAAAAACGGCAACCGTCTGCCTATGGCGATGAACTGCTGACGGACAAGGAAGTGGCATACCTGCTGAAAGTAAGCCGGAGAACCCTGCAGGACTACCGTAACAACGGCATTCTGCCTTACACACAGGTAGGCGGCAAGATTCTCTACCGGGCTTCCGACATAGAAAAGACACTGATGAAAGGGTATAAGGAGGCGTACAAATACAAAAGAAACTGACACGCAAAACGCTCTACAAAGAACACGCAAGGATTTTGATTTTTCTGGAGGGAGCGCAGTTGACCGCCTGCCCATTTTATTTGTGTTTCTAAAAAATAGCCTTTCCAAATGATAAAATAACAGCATATAGAATTAGGCCCTATTTGAACCAATCTATATGCTGTTTTGTCTTTTTTTTCTGACTTTTCCGTCAGTCGCTTGTTTCCGCTGCCGTCGGCGTCCATTGTACAGACGTGAAAGGGAAAAGGTTTTCGGGCTGAATACGCTCTGAAAGAGGAAGATTCTGCCCGAAACGGCACAGCCGCCAGACCTTTTCGCTTTCAATAGAGTCTGTACTAACTTCTATGGACGGCGAGGAAATGGGCGACTGTAATATTTAATCATAATTCAATCATTCTATACTTTAATTTCATGATTTTGCCTCAGACTTAATGTTGCGCTTGTACTTCTTTATTCTTATTTTTCTATTTTTAATAAAGATTGGGGGTTGATATTCTAACGCTAGCTGTACGCTATCATTATTTGAGAATTCAACATATGCAAAACCTTTTCCCTTTTTGGAAGTTCTGTCCCTAGGAATAATAACAGAATCAATTTCTCCAAATTTCGAAAATTCATTAAATATATCCTCCTCCTGACAATCATAATGAACATTTTCTACAAAAATTTTTGCATAATCAGACGAATCTAAAGGTTCAGCTTGAATATTCATTTTTTCAGACTCATTTTTAGGAATAATAATTCTAAATCTTGGTATAGATTTCTTGTCCTTATGAGTCTTTTTCGCCAACAATACAGCTCGAGTTTTACTTATTTCGCTTACTAACACACCTTTTTTTCTGAGTTTTTCAATATAACTTCTATATACATCTGTATCAACGATACCAACAGTATCCCATATCTGTTTTGGAGACAATAGTTCCCCTTTAGCCCCAAGTCTGATTATAGCGCGCTCTTCTCTGCTTAAATCTAATGATTTAAAATTATCTAACCAAATTTTTTCGTCTTCGGTATAAACTAGTTTTTGACTAAAAGAGATAGTAAAAGATTTATTTTCATTAAATAAAGTTGGTTTTGATAATTCGTGACTTTCCATAAGTTCATAAATTCGTCTAAATCCTTCTCCTAATTCCCGCATATAACCAACTTCTTTCAGGACTTTGGCAATATATGAATTCCTTGATTGATGAATCCCAATACATTTTTCCAAATCATCAATTTTTATCGTAGATAACAACATACCTGGAGATTTTATTTCCAATCTATCGTCATAAACATATACCTCAATTCCGCGTCCCTCTATACTATAATCCCTATGAGCTATTGCATTTATCAAGGCTTCTTTACATGCCAAATCCGGATATATTATTTGAGTTTTAAACATGGCATCAGAAGACATTTTTGTTTCAGTCAAAAAAGGACGGAGTTTATCCCATGCAGATTCAATAATTGTTAGAATATTACCACTTACAGTTTCATCATTAAGAACATTATAATTTTTACCCGCCTCTAATTTTGTCCCCTTAACCTTTAATATCCTTACTTGTAATCTAGGATGCCATTTCAATGGATTTTTAGCAAATAATAATAAAGCCGCTCTTCTTAGTTTAAGATCATCGCCATTAAATTCGGCTAAGTCGAGATGTTGGAGATACTTTTCGACAGAAATTGTTTTAGAGAATCCATGTGCAACTTCTTGCAGTAAATCATTATCCAAATCTGTTATTTTGGCATTATCAATAAAGGCTCTATCATATTCGCGTGAAATAATCTCTTCTCGTTCAATATGGATAGAATCAGGAGAAATAGGAATAGATTCTAAATCTTTTCTTTTTAAACATTTACCATCGGAAGTTACATAAACATACTCCAGCCCTTTTGGAATGGAAAAATATAATACTTTTTTCCCTTCATAATTAATTATTAGCGCTTTTGTCGTAGGTAATGGGGTTGTTTTAAGTACATAAGTAGTTGGCGCTTTAAGCAAAACATTAATCAACTCATCATCGTATTGAATACCTGTAATAGTGCCATCATCTTCTACACCAACAAACAATTCACCTCCATCCGCATTTGCAAATGCGACCAATGTTTTTGAAATGTCTTGACATACGTCTTTTATATCTCTTTGACTTTTTGCAGAGGGTGGACCTTGAAAAGCACTTTTAAATTCTCTAAAATGACTTTCACCTACTTGTGTTGCTATTTCAAGTCTTTCTTTTAATTTCAGTAATTCCATATGAGTCAAATTATTATATTATGATACAAAGATACTTATTTAAAGAAAAGAACTTCATATTTTGTAGTACAAAAACATCTTTGTTTTAAAAAACATATCTTTTCTCCATTAGTTTATCCATATCCTCCGAAATCTTATCATCTGTAACTTTTGCGTATCCTTGTGTGGTTCTGATATTTGTATGTCCCATCATCTTTGATATACTTTCCATAGGAACTCCGGCAGAAACCATCATGGTACCGAAAGTATGACGGCTTTGATGGTATGACAAGTTATGCTTGAACTGAAGCGAAAATCCCAATTCATGTATCTCAAACCAAATCATACTCCGTATGGGTAACGGGAAGATGGGCTTACTGTCATCTGTCGTATTATACAAGGAAATTATCTGCTCAGCTACCGGATGCAATGGTATAAATGACTCAACGCTTGTTTTCTTGCGGTATGTTCTGATATATTTTCGTCCTTCTGCAGTTGTACCTATATGATGCGGATAGAGATTGCGTACATCAACGTAAGCCAAACCGCAAAAACATGAAAATATAAAGGTTCTTCTTGCAAGTTCCTGTAGTGGATCCGGTTTTGGATGGCTCATTATCTCCTGAAGTTGATTCTTGCTTATATACATGAGCTTTGTAGGTGCCTTCTTTTCATATTTTATATCATCCAAAGGATTATATCTCAAAATTCCGTTATCCACGGCAAGATAAACCAGACGTTTCAGCCAGCAAAGACAATGGTTACGGTATGATGGCTTATGAGGGTAATTTGTTTTCAGATACAAAATGAAATTGGTGCCAAACTCTTCGGTAATATCTGTAAAAAGCATGTCCTCCTTGCCAAGAGAACGGATGTATTCCCCCAGATAGTAATGATACATTTTTGATTGCCTGTAACTGGAGGTTGAATCTATCTGAATGGAACGGATTTTCAGATTTTCCCGTTCCACCTCTCCTGCCTGTAATATGTATTTCGGGATGTCGACTGCTCCGGTCATGGCTGTTTTCAGCAGTTCTGCACTGATGACACCATTTACTTTCAACAGTTCAGCATAAGTTTCATCTATTCGTTTTTTATACTCGCAAAGCATCCCGTTCAGTCTGTTGTTCTTGACTTCCCCTTTCTTGCTGTTCCACTCTTCCGGCTGGCAATACAACCCGGTCGATAATACAACAGCCTTTCCGTCTATTGTAATACGGCACATAATTGATGTGGTCCCGTCTGATTTGACTTTACTTCGGTTTATATAATACAGTTGCTTATATGTACTTCTCATGATTCTTTCATTTTTGGTATTATAATACCAGTTTCATATCACTCGTTGCCTCGATGAATTTGTCCATATCCTCGAAAAGTTTTTTAGGAGTTACCCTTGCATAAAGCTGGGTAGTTGTCAGATTGGTATGACCAAGCATTTTGCTGATTGTTTCAATAGGAACACCAGCCTCAAGGGTTATCAGACTTCCGAAGGTATGCCTTCCCATATGATAGACCAAATCACAGCTTATACCAGCCAGATCCCGCAAACCTTTCATGTGGCGTCTTATATTGGGGTGGTGTATCATAGGGAAAAGCTCTTTCCTGTCATCCGAACGATATTTTTCTATAAGAGAGATAGCCTCCGGCAGCAATTTGACGCGGGCCAGATATTCATTCTTCTTTCTCAGGTACTTTAACCATAAGTCACCTTTATCGTCCTTGTATATATTATCTCTAGTGATTGAAACTGCATCCGCATACGGAACTCCTGTATAACAGGCAAAGAGAAACAAATCTCTGGCTATATTATGAGTGATTCTTTCCGGTGGTATCACAACATCACGAATCTTTTCAAAATCCTCACGGCTCAAAGCCCGTGGTGGTTTCCGGTTCTCTTGGGGTAGTTTGAAATTCACAAAATAACGCTTCTCCGCATGTCCTTCCTTGAATGCCATCCGGCAGATTTTCTTCAGGATTGCCAGATAATGTCTTGCTGTATCTACCGCAAGTCCTTTGTCCTTCAGTATATAATCCTGAAACTCCCATGGGATGTGTTCATTCAACTGTCCAAAAGCAACATCACTTGTCTTGAATCGTTTTTGAATAAATTCGCCAAGATACCTGCGGGTGTAAATGTATGTTGACATGGAGCTTTTAGCTACATCAATACCGATTCTTGAGCGCATATCCTCTATATGCATATCAAGCCGTTTCAACAGAGTCATCTGGGTTTCTACACTTCCCTGTAAAAGCTCTTTTACGGCAGTTGCGTCAAAATCAGTCTTACGTTCAACAAGTGAATCAAATGCAGAATTGACAGAAAGTAAGAGACGATCAATTTTTGCATTAATATCAACTGCTTCTTTACTCTTTCCATTCAGTCGGCTTTCTCTTGGATTCCATAACTCCGGAGTACATGACAGTTTACAACTGAATTGCGCCATCGTGTTGTTCACCGTTATTCGCCCCATTATCGGAGCCTTCCCAAATTTGTCAAGACCGCTCTTTTTCAGGTAGAGCAGCACCTTGAATTTTTCTACTTTCATACACTTATTTTTTTAATGGCAAAATTACCTATTTTATAAGCGTCCTTTGATATGCAAAATACTGACATACAGTGAATAATAGCCTCTGTGACAGATTCTTTATTGTTCAGTCTGTTACCTATTCGGTTCAGGTAACTGGTCGGCTAACATTCTGGTAACTGAACATCTGCAATATCCTGTCCATTTTTGCTTTCCATTATCTCAGCAAAAAACAGAACTTCTGCTCATATTCAACCAATTACGTTTTTCTTTCTCATCCCTTCATCTACTTGCTTCTTGTATTCTGTTCCACATGGCACGCCATACCTACGCCACCGAGATCACGCTTTCGCATGGTGTCCCGCTTGAAACCGTCAGTAAAATGCTGGGGCATAGCCGCATTTCCACGACGCAGATTTACGCCAAAGTGACCGATGACAAGATCGACATGGATACCCGGTCTTTAGAGGAAAAGATTGCCGACCGCTTCTCCGTAGCTATTTAATCTATCATTGACAATCAAATTCACAACGATTATGGAAACGAATAATAAAGAGATAAAACGTCGCAGCACGTTCTCCCTGCTGTTCTACATCAACCGCACGAAAGTCCGCAAGGACGGAACATGTAAATTGTTATGCAAGGTAAGCATCGACACCAAGTCGGCCCCGATCAATATCAACGCGTTTGTCGATCCATCGCTTTGGAATCCGGAAACCAAAAGGGCGAACGGACGAAGCGAGAACGCCCGAACGGTAAACCTGGCAATAGAGAAACTGACCGAAAAAATCACCGGACATTACCGTCATATTCGTAAAAGCCTCGGTTTCGTGACGGCCGAGCTGGTCAAAAACGCCGTGGAAGGAATCGGGCAGAAACCGTTCACCCTCCTTGCCTTGTTCCGCGAGCATAACGAGGAGTTCCGCAAGCGTGTCGGCGTGGATCGCAAGGAAGAAACCTATGAAAGTTACGAGAACTCCTATAATATTTTAGCCTCCTTCGTGAAAAAAAGGAAGGAAAAGGAGGATGTAGCGTTGCGGAGCCTTGACCGGGAGTTCTACGATGATTTTGAAATATTCCTGCGTACAGATCGTGAAATGAAACCCAAGACAGTACACGAGCATCTTTACCGGTTGAAGAAAATGACCAAGCGGGCTGTCAGTCAGGGTACACTCCGGCGCGACCCTTACGGGAAGCTGCACCCGGAACTGCCCCGGCGCAAGAGCCGCCATTTGAAACTCGAAGACCTCAAAAAGCTGATGGAAACTCCCGTCGATAAACCCAACCTCCAGCGGGTGCGGGACTGGTTTCTCTTCGCTACCTTCACGGGGTTGTCCTACGCCGACCTGAAACGCTTGTCCGAAAAAGACATCACGCAGTCGGACGACGGAACGTACTGGATACACATCCGGCGCCAGAAGACCGAAACGCCCTCGGCCATCCGCCTGCTGAACGTGCCGTTGCAGATCATCGAGAAATACCGCCACGAGCGTAAAAGTGACAGGATTTTCAACCTCTATTGCCGGGGGTATCTCATCAAGCTCACCAGAGAACTGGGACGGACATACGGCTTCGACATGACCTTTCATTGCTCAAGACATATTACTTTCTCTTACTCATTGAAAACAAGGGACTTACAAAGATTGTCAGCTTGACAGGTAACGACTTGGAAACCAGCAGGCTTCTATATTCTGCTATGTTCTGCACTAATCATAAGAACGCTTTTCTCATTTGCAAAAGTAGTGTTTTTCTTCCTTATTGCCAAAGTTATTCCTCTGAAAAATAGAGTAAATCAAACATCTTGTCATTATTGTACATTTGTTGCACATCTTGCTGATGAAAATCAGTAGCACTGTCCTACTTTTAATTCAATACCGTTTCCACATTGTATTTGAGCCTAATCGTTTGCGAATAGCCTGCCTGCGCGCTTGTCTGTGTGCCGGCAGGCAGGCACGCAGGCAGACCGGTCGGCAGGCAAGCAGGATGGCTGGCAGGTCGGAGTGCGGGCAGGCTTGCAGGCCAGTGTGTGTATGTCCGCACGTGTTTGCATTCACGAGAACCCACACGCAGTCTGGCTTGCAAGCATTCATGCGGATATAACCACTCTCTTATGCCCTCTTATACCCTCATTTCCTTTCTTCTTTTGGGCAGCTTGGGCATCGGGAAACGATGCTTTGAAATCCGAAATAACAGCACTAATTCAAATCCGTTTGCTGACGGATTTCTTGTGCTCTCAAAAGCACAGCAAGGTGTCCTTCGAGTTACCCGAAGGCTTTTCGGTTACTGCCGAAAAGTGGCAGCAGCAAGGTATGTTTCGAGTTACTCGAAACCTTTCGGGTTACTCCCGAAAGCCTTGCCGCCGGGCTGCTCCTCCGAAGTCGGGCAACCTGTATATATTGAAAAAGAGGATATAGGTTTATACCCCACATCCTCTTTACTTGTTTTCTTGAAAAGCAATTTATCCCCTTTTGGTTAGTAAGTGCCATAACTCTCTTGCCCAAAGAACCAGTGAGGAAAGAACCACTATTATCACCCAGTCTATAAGTTTCATTGGAGTACAGTTAAAGAAATCATAAAGGACTTCAACTATCACTATCTGCCCAATGAAAATAATAGCGACAATAGTAAAGAACTCTTTGCTCATCTTAAGTTGGAAGAAACTTTTTCCTGTTTCAAATGAACGGGTATTGAACATATACCAAAGGTGCGTCCACACAAAAATTGAAAACAATAGAGTCTGTTCGTATGGTGACAATCCATTGGCTTCACCGAGCTTGCAATGCAACAGGTCTGTCATTTGCGTGATTTCAGTGTGCTGGAATATATAAAGGAACACAACAAGCAGCAAGAAGAAAAATCCGCCAACACCGAGAATGTCTTTCATCATAGGTTTGGTAAGGATGAAGGCTTTACGGTCACGAGGTTTGTCTTTCATTACAGATTGTGAAGGTGGTAATGAGGCAAGAGCCATAGCACCGAATGTATCCATTATCAAGTTCACCCACAGCATTTGCGTCACGGTCAACGGAGATTCTGTTCCCATGAATGCACCCACCAACACGATAAAACATGCAGCCACATTGACCGTGAGTTGGAACAATAAAAAACGCTGAATGTTTTGATAAAGCGAACGCCCCCACATTACTGCACGACAAATACTGCTGAATGAATTATCTATAATGGTAATGTCCGAGGCTTCTTTGGCTACGGAAGTGCCGTCACCCATTGACAAGCCCACATGAGCCGCCTTGAGTGCAGGAGCATCATTCGTACCGTCACCTGTTACTGCTACCACTTGATTGTTTCTTTGTAAGGATTCAACCAGACGTTTCTTATCCAATGGACGGGCACGAGCGATAATCTTCAATCCAAGCACTTTCTTATCAAGTTCGTCATCTGAAAGTTTCTCAAACTCCGCTCCTGTTATTATTGCACTGTCACTATCCTTTTTAGTCCATAATCCGATTTGCCGCCCTATTTCTTTGGCTGTTCCGGGAGTATCTCCTGTTACGATTTTTACATTAATGCCTGCGGCCATACACTTTTGCACGGCTGCTGGAACATCTTTACGGACAGGGTCGGCAATGGCAACAATCCCCATGAAAGTAAGGTTATCAGCAACCACTTTACCGTCTGCGATAGCCATATCACTGTCATTCAATACTTGGTATGCAAAACCTAAAGTACGCATTGCACGATTTTGATAGTCCGTCAGTTGTCTGTCAATATCGGCAATATTCACATTCTTGTCGATTTGCTTGCAAAGGGAGCGGATTATTTCGGGAGCACCTTTAACATAGAGGATTTTCTTTCCTTCCAGTTGGGCAGAGTCAACAACTGTCGCCATATATTTCCTTTCCGTCGAGAAAGGCAATTCTTCCACTACATTGGCATCTTCTTTCAGATTGCGGTAATCAATGCCATTATTTCTAAGCCATAAAAGCAATGCCCCCTCTGTGGGATTGCCCAATACCACAGGCTTGTCAGGATTACTTAAATCCAATGATGCCGTAGAATTAAGCGCAATGCCCTCTTTTATTAAACGGCTTGTTTCATCTGTCCCCAATGCCTGATTAGCCAAACCGTAGAATTGAGCTTCCTCAACGCTCATCTGATTTTGGGTCAGTGTTCCGGTTTTATCCGTGCAAATTACAGTTGTGGCTCCCATCGTTTCACATGCGTGCATCTTGCGTACAAGATTGTTAGTTTTCAACATCCTACGCATACTATATGCAAGGCTCAAGGTTACAGCCATAGGCAATCCTTCGGGCACAGCAACGACAATTAGAGTGACGGCTATCATTAACGTCTGGAGTACATATGCCGTAATATGTGCCCATTCCATTGAATTGTCTCCCAAAAAGTAAATCAACAAACGACCGATAACTACTAATGCAGCAAATCCATAGCTTAATTTGGTTATCAGGTCACTTAACCCATCCAATTGTTCGTTGAGTGGTGTCTTTACACTGTCATCAATTTGCGCGGCTACGAAAACCTTGCCGTTTTCTGTTTTATCCCCGACCGCAGTCACACGGAATATACCATGCCCCTCCAT